ATGAAAAAAATACTCCTTCCGGCGCTTCTGCTGGCCACTTCGGGCGTAGCGTTGGCGGCGCCGCAGGTGATTACCGTAAGTCGTTTTGAAGTAGGAAAAGACAAGTGGGCGTTTAATCGGGAAGAGGTCATGTTGACCTGTCGGCCTGGCCAGGCGCTCTATGTGATCAACCCCAGTACGCTGGTGCAGTATCCCTTGAATGCCATTGCCGAACAGCAAGTAGCGGAGGGTAAAACGCGCGCTCAGCCTATTGCCGTCATTCAAATCGATAACCCGGCGAAGCCCGGTGAGAAAATGAGTCTGGCGCCGTTTATCGAACGTGCGCAAAAGCTTTGTGATCCATCCAATAGCTGACTGATTTTTAATAAAAAACCGTAAACCTTCACGAAAAGGCTTACGGTTTTTTTATCTCTGATAACAGACAAAACGCCAGGTTTTTTCAATCACCTTCGTCGCAAACTGGAAAACCTGGCGTCGTCATCTATTCTTAAAGGGCAAGGCGATTTAGCCTGCATTAATGCCAACTTTTAGCGCACGGCTCTCTCCCAAGAGCCATTTCCCTGGACCGAATACAGGAATCGTATTCGGTCTCTTTTTATTTTTCTTATAAAACAGTTACTTATGATCAATGATCCGAAATTTTCCGAAATTTTTCCGAATTTCTGTATTCCGGTCTTTTTGGTTATATCACAATCAAATTAAATTTAACATTTATTTCACAACGAAAATTGGAGTATTAGAGCATCATATAAGCTTTATCATCACGCTCATCGAGATAGAGTTTCGTGGTGTTCGCTGATGTGTGGCCCAGGAGTTTTTGGGCGAACACCTCGCCGTGCTCGTTTTTGTACAGCCGCCCGGCCAGACTTCGGATCTCGTGAAATGTCGGTGGATTATTGCTGAAGTTAACACCGGAGGCTTTTCTTGCTTTTACAAATGTCTTTGTCAATCCATCCGGATGAATATTCCCGGTTGGGCTATTTTTCCTGATTCCGGCACTGATCATGAAATCAGTGCGGCTTACCAGTCGGCAGCGATCGATTACCGTTCCCAGACGTAACCCCGTCGCCCGAAGTGTCAGGGAGAGGGGAATGGCTATTTTCATTCCGGTTTTAATCTGAGTTACGTATAAGCGGTTGTCAAAAACATCACTAAATTTCATATTTACGATATCCTCCCTACGTTGACCAGTAACGAGCGCTAAATCCATCGCGAGAGGGAACCATGCAGGCATATGCTCTGCTGCCGCTCGTGTGGCGTTATACGTTTCCAGTTGCAGGCGTTCCCTGGCCACCTTAATCTCTGGTATCCGGGTTGCTTCCACCGGGTTTTTCACAATATGCCCTTCGACAATAGCCTCTCTGAACATGTCAGATAGAACTGATCTCATTGCTCCCGCCATAGTGTTTTTTCCCTCGGTTATCCACGACTCAAGAAACTTGGCAATGTGCCTGGTTGTTACTTCTGCCAGTATTATTTCCCCCATTTTTTCGCGTACGGTCGCTAATTGATTACCGCGAATCTTGTAGGTATTAACCGACAGACTCCGGCGCTGTAATAAAACCTCATAGCGATCAATCCATGCGGACACAGTGAATGAGTCCGTTCCTTTTAGCTTTTCAATAAGCGCCACTGGTGTGTGGTTTTGCGCTATGAAGTTGTTTGCCTCTATGGCCTGTGTGATAGCGTCCCTGCGGGCGATCTGACCGAGCGGAAATTCCTTGTCAGTTACCGGGTTACGCCAAAAAAAAGATTTACTGGCCTTACGGTAGGTGAGGTTCCTCGGAAGGTTAGCATCGTACTTTTTTCGACTCACTGATCAACTTCTCCAGCAATGCACTCGGTTTTCCGGTGCGCCCGTTTGGGTGGTGCTGTTCAAGCACAAGTCCCACTTTATTCGGCTTGATATAAAACGCGTCCGGATCAACCCGATACGTCCTGCCATGTAATACTGGAGTCGGGTAAATATTTCCGTTTCGCGCCCATCGTCTTAGTGTTGTGAGAGGTGGTGGATCATCGGGATAATTTAATTCACCCCAGGTTTCAAGTCTCACAAAGCTCATAGTCATGTCTCTTTACTTCATGACCGCCGCCAACTATACGGTGTGGCGGTCGGTCGGGGTTGAACATCAATGATCAGGTTAAAATTTGAATGACTGCTGACCGCCGCCCGGTAAAACTTTTACATCTCCGGCGTGCCGTCCTGTAAATCCTGCCCAATGCGCGGCGCGTATCCTGTCAGCCTGCTCTTCAGTCAGGCAGGGTTGCGGCAGGGCGGAGTTTTTCCGGTGCTCTGCAACGCGTATGGATTTGCCGGCTTCGTGTAACTTCTGGCACAGGGGGCAAAGGTCGCGTGTATCCATCATCCGGATTTTTCCATCGAAAAATATGTTGCCATGCCATGTAGCGCAGTTCCGGCACACGGGCGCATCGCAGGTGAACATGGCTCGACATTTTGTCATGTGCCCGTGTTCATCCTCATCGGCATCCCAGCCGATGATCCCGTCACAAAGCAGGGTGGCAGGGGCGCCGCAGAACATACAGACAGGCTTCTTCATGCTGCAATTACCTCCCCGTTGACGCACAATTCCGGCAGATTTGCGCGCACCAGCGCCTCAGCAAACTGTGGTGGCACGGCATTACCACAGCGCGCTACTTGCTTGTCCTTCGCATATTTCACACCACGAAAATCATGCTCAATGATGTACCAGTCCGGAAATCCCTGTGCGCGGTAGAGTTCGCGCGGTTGCAGCATCCGCATTCCGATATCTACGATGCGGTAAACCACGCCGCCGACAGTGACCAGACCAGTACAGTCTTCTCCGCAATATTTCCGCAGGAACGACAGTACCTGTTGTGCGCGCTCTTCGTCGTACTCATCGACAGCAAGGCTGGTCTCGATGTTACCTACATGCAGGCCTCCTGCCGTGATCGTCGGCATCGGCTCGTCAACGCGCTGCCCATCCCGGCAGGTGCCGCGCAATTTGACCAGGTGGGATGCGACTACAGCATGATGGTTTCCCGTTGTGACGGTGTGAGCAGGTGAATCAGCAGCGCCGCCAGCATGTCCTGTGTTATTGACCATAAGGTGCGCGGATACAACAGCGTGATGATCGACCGTTGTTATTGAGTGCGCAGGTTCCTCCAGTCCTACACCTGGCCCCGTATAATTCCCGCCGTAGTGTTTCGCCAGGAATGCGCTGGTGATAGCAAACTTACCGCCGCCGGCAGTGACCGTGCCCAGCGGTTTTCCGAGCTGGAGTACGCGAGGCTGTTGGCCGGGACGTTCTCCATAGCCCATCTGAATAAGCGTGGCGGTCGTTAACTGGCTTTTCCCGCCACCGCCAGCGGTGACAGTGGCGCCAGGTTCGTCTGCCCGATGACCGATACTGGCCCCGAACTGGCGGGTAATGACCGGGGCGACCAGGCAGGCGCGGGACTGCTTCAGAATGGTATGCGAGGGTTTATCCAGTGGTCTCGGTTTTGCCTGGTACTCGCTGCCACCATTTCCAGCAAGAAAAGGTGTTAATGCGGCCTCAACAATACCCAGGGCATGACCGTTTCCACCCGGTCGCGTCGATGTACCTGCGGTGATGGTGGGCGCGGGGTCGGTGACATTTTGCCCCGTAGCGCCGGTACGGAATTTTGTAAGATGAGGGACTGCCACGGCATAACCGTGTTTTTTTGTGATTGTCTGTAGCGGTTCCTGTAAACCCTGACCGCGAAAACACTCGTATTCACTCTTGCTGCTGGTGTGATTGCATTTCACAATGAATGGCACGATATACGGTTGTTCACTGTCGATGACAAATCGCTGGATACCCCGCGCTATACGCCTGAGCGTATTTTCAGCCAGCGGCTTTTTGCGCCCGAAAATTGACGGTGCCGGAATTGACCAGTCAATACATTCTGCTGCCGTTCTCCAGGGCTTCAGGCGACCCGATTTCACCGCTTCTGATTTCGGATCGCCGTGGGTTGGTTCCGGCCATACAACCGGCTGACCATCGCAGCGTGCCACCATGAAAAAACGCTTTCTGATTGTCGGCGCGCCATAATCGCAGGCGCGTAATTCCCGGTATTCAACGGTATAACCCAGACCGTTGATCAGTCGCTTTGCCTGCTCACTGTGAATATCGATTTCCAGAAACTCACAGCATTCCGCCAGCGCAGGATGATCCACCGGAATGCCAGTAGTTAACATGCCGATAAACGCCTCAAAAGTTTCTCCGGTACGCTCAGGATCAGGACGCATTTCCCCGGCAAGCAGTGGCCCCCACGTTCTGAACTCGCCCACGTTTTCCAGCATCATTACCCGTGGCTTTACCTCCAGCCCCCAGCGAAGCTCGATCCACGCCAGTCCGCGAATTGATTTCTCAACAGGTTTTGCGCCCTTCGCTTTGGAGAAATGGCGGCAATCAGGGGAATACCACGCCAGCGCAACGGGACGGCCAGCGGTCACTATTTTGGGTTTAACGGTAAAAACCGACTCACAATAATGCAGCGTGTCGGGGTGATTAGTTGTATGCATTGCAACAGCATTCGGGTCGTGGTTGATGGCAATATCAACGCTGTGACCGATCGCCATTTCTATTCCGGTACTGGCGCCACCACCACCAGCAAAATTATCCACAATGATTTCGTTATTCACGCGTATCTCTCCATTTCCTTACACAACACCTCAGCGGCGGTAACAATTGACGGGACAGGCAGGCGCTCTAACCACATACGATTAACGTGGTGCTTCAGTCTGTGCTGGTGATGTACTGGCAAATCTCCGGCCCGTTCAGTACGGGAAAAAATAAGCTCCACCTCAGCAGGCCAGACGGTTTCCGGAATTGCCGGCAGCAGCATATTTTCCAGTTCGACGATGCGGTTTAAGGCGTAACACAATATTTTTTCCACGGTGTTCTCCTGTTTTCAGGCTGTACGAATCCCGCCGCGTGAGCGGTGTTTAAAAGCATTTTTACGGTTAATTAATTATTCAGCAGGCGATCTTTATTCCTTAATACATTTAAACTCTTCCAGCGTGACTTTCTCTTCGCGTGATTTTCCGGCTTCAGTTCTGCCGGACAGCATTTTTTTCACACTCGGCTTTATTCATTTTTTTTGTCAGAAAAACGAACCCAGTTTGTCGGGGAATTACCCGGCTTTTTGACGATGGCGGTTATTCTATATTTGTACATTAATAAAGCACCTTCACTTCAGGCGGTCAGCGACCGCCAGTCTCCGTTATGCGGTCACGTTCTCTTCCACGCCAGCGCTTTCGACGACGCTGTACTCACCTGTGATGACAGATGCATCAGCCGGATCGATAGTCAGCGTCTCCTTTTCGTCCATTGATACCGCGCGCTGGATCTCAATGGATACAGGCAGGTATTTGAACAGGCGGCGTATGGCGGTTTTTTTTGCCATTTCCTCCCAGTGAGTAACCCACGGGCCGTTGTTACCGGCTTTGCTCTGTGCCCGTACCAGCTCTATCTGTTTACGGGTCATTACCTCAAACTGTGTGCCGCCATCTTTAAGGCGGGCAACGGCATAGACATGAGTAACCGGTGCATCTTCGTTCTCACCCGGACGGTGTACCAGCTTCTCTTCCAGACCAAACTCGAAGCTGAAATCGTCACCTTCGCGGACGACGCGCGCGGAAAGACTTGCAATCTGTCCGGAACGGCGGGCAAGGTCGATCATTCCCCGGTAGCCAATAATTAACTGAACGTTTTTTTTGCCTGACTTTTCGTTTTTGTTTCCGAACGGTAGCAGATAGGCATGGCCGAGCGCGCCGCCGGGCTCCAGCCCAAGCTGGGAACACTGAACGATGGCGCTGACAAAACTCATGGTGTCACAGTCACCCAGCGCCGGAACTTTTCGGATTTCCGTTGTGGCTATCCGGATCATGCGTTCCGCTGTCATGTGGCGGGGCAGGGCCGCCGCCAGTTGTTCTTTCATGGAAGGCTGGTTGATAAAGCTGATCACATCGTTGTTATTTTTCACTGCCGTCGGGGTGCGTGCTCCCTGTGTTTTTTGCAGGTCGGCTTTTGCAATAGGTGGCTGTTTAGGCATTTGCATTCTCCTTCGCCCAGCGGGGCAGTGATAAAGTTTTAATGGCAGGCCATTCATCGTTATTAAGGCATTCGGCCAGGGTTTGCAGATTGCGACGGTATTCCCGCTGACCTGCCAGTTTTGCGTCTTCACCCATCATGAAAATCTCAACCGGGTAACGCCCACATTCGGCGGTTGTACTGGCAACAAGGAAGACGAAGGTGGGTATCTCACCGAACTGCGCCCGATAACCATCGCTATAGAAAGCGTCCTGTACGTGGTAGCGATAATCGTAATAAGCTGTCCTGAACCGCTGGATATCAGCAGTGGTTTTCACATCCATGATCCAGTGAAATTCAGGGATGATTTTGTCCGGACGGCACCGACACAAAATTCCTGTTTCCGGATCTTCCCAGTAGACTGATGATTCAGCATATCCGGCGCTTTCAACCAGCCACTGCCCCAGCGGTAACGCCATCACACTCTGGTACATAAGTTCGATTTTCCGGCCTTCTTCTGCCGTAAGCACGGTTCTTCCTGTCCGGGCGCACTCTTCCAGAAAGGTTTTCTCTTCTTCTTTTCCTGCGCTGGTACGGCGGTTAAATTCCGGAGCGATGATGAAGCGTTTACTGAACTCCTCTGGTTCCAGTATCCGGCAGTGAAAAGCCGTTCCTGTATCGAGAGACTTTGTTTTCTCCGTGTCCACGGGGGCATTTTTGCGCCAAAGATAAATTGCTGGTGTATCTGCGATATCATCAAGCTGTGATTTACTGACCCCCGGGCCAGCGTGATACGCCTCGTTAGGGATGTCATAGTAAATGCCTGGCTGTATATCATCAGGGACAGTGAAATTTCCGTTTTCTACGGGATCTGCCGCTTCGCCAGCTTCATCACCGCCAGTACCTGATCCACCGTCCGTTGTAATTTCCTGCCCTGTATCGCCAGCCGTTTCCTGCTGGTTACTCTCTTTCGGCGTTTCTCCATCTCTTTCTGTTCTGGCTTCCGTTTTTTCGGTCTGGTTTGAGGGGGGCGGGAATAGCGCTGATACATCGAAAGTCCCGTCCGCGTTTCTGGTGACAGCCTCCGGCTCTGCTGCTGGTTGTTTTTCCTCTGGCACCACTTCTTCTTTTTCACCCTGATTTGAGGCGCTGTAATTGTTATGAACCCACTTCGGATCGTCCGGGTCGCTGATGCCTTCGACATATTCACCGCGCGCGGCTGCCAGTTGTTTACCAACATCAACCGGGTTTTTGGGTGGAATGTTTTTACGTGCTTCGTGCAGTTCTGCCCGTATTTTCTGGTAGCCTGCTTCTGTCTGGCTTACAGGTGGCTCATTCTCCAGCGGCTGCGGGTCCGGATGATGTTCAGTTGTGTCCTGTTCCACTGCTTCAGGCGTTGCTGGTTCATCTGCCAGTTCGCCTGTCGGTTGCGGTTTTTCTTCATCACACTGAAATCTCCCTGTCTCAATATCCCGCAGACATTTGCCCGCCTGACGAAGCCTTGCTGCATTTTCTTCATGGGTTGTTGGGGTGTTATCAGGCACATATTCGTACCAGTCCGGATCGCGAACACCATGAACGGCAAGAAAGCTTTCGCACCACGTCCGGCGAAGATCAGGATTACCGTTATGTACGGCCTTTGGCGCTTTGCGTACCAGGTCAATAATAGTCTGTCGGTCGTAGCCCTTGATGTCGGGAATAATGCCCACTGTCATCGACATTTGTTTCCAGTCTTCCCGGTCTTCGGCGATGATACGTTTTGCAAAATCCATTGCAGGACGCAGGTTATTCAGATCCAGCTCCTCACAGAAACCACAGGCGAGCTCATAGTTAATCGTTCTGTGTGTCGGTTTTTCGCTACGGCGTGGACGTTCTGGCTTATTTACGTCGTCGACAATTACTTTATGTGGCCCGGTTTTTTTAACGGGTGCAGGTTTATTCTTCAGGCGTTCAGCCCATTCCTTAATCAGCAGGCCGCGGTTAATGTGTTCAGCACTGAACCATTCCTTAAAAAACTTAATAGTGGTGCATAACTCAGGCACTTTTCCATAGACAGGAAATACCTGTTTATACGCATTCACTGCTTTGTGAATATCGTGCTCGATAGCTTTTTTGAACGGCTCTACATTTTCTGCTGCGAGTATCAGGTTCTGGACAGTGGTATTCTGAGTATCCATCTCCAGACACGCGATTTCTTTTTTCTGGTCTGTATCGACGTGATAAAGATATTCTCCATCGCCAATATACTGTGCCAGAACGCGATGGCGGAACGGCAGTGTCGCAACCACGGTCAGTTGAGGGTTTGCTGGCGGGTTATGAGATTCCTGTATCCCGTTTTCTCCGGCAGGAGTGCCAGCACCGTCGGCGCGTTCTGTTTCATCTGATTTAACAGCAGAAGCTGCGCCGGGGATAAGTGTCAGGGTTTTGCCGTCTTCGCCACCGGGTTCGCGGTTTTCACAAAATTTAGTATCAAAGACCCCCTCGGGCGGAATGTCATTTTCTACCGGAAAATGTACGCGTACAGGTCTGGCAAAATCAGCTTCATCAAATCCGGCAGCATCCATAGCCAGTTCGCCACGGGAGAGGGCGAGTGACTGCTTTTTAGCTGTACACCAGAAAAAACCGGCTTTAAAGCCGAGGCGTTTCCTGGCACTTTCATTTTTAACCTTGTAATAAAATGAATATTCTTCCTGCTTAATGCTCATTGTTTTTTAACCTCAGTTAAGATTAAAATCGTTTTGCCAGTGAAAATCCTCTCCGGGTGCTCACTGGTCATGTCTCTGGTGGTGGGTCTGGTCGCTCACCTCAGCATCGCCGGGATGTAAAGCCGGGGAAGCGCCTGCATTTAATGCAGGCTTTTTTCCTTTGAGGCCTCAGACATCGCCCGCGCAAAATCACTGGCAACAGACAGGCTCTTCAGTGCACCAATAACCTCCCTCGGGACGTCTTTCACTTTGAGCAACATGGCTGCTGCGGCTATAGTGGAGTCCCATGCCCCTGTTTTTTCATCTGCATATGCAGTTATTGATTTATTTATTGAATAGCCATCTTCGTTTCTGCTTAACTCGTATGAATAGCCAATAACTACCGGCATATTGTTTTGCTCGCATATTTTAAATATACGGCTGGTGAGTTCTTTTAGTTCCTGTAATACTGCTGCATCAGGCGTTGTATTTTTCATTTTTATTTCCTTTTTCAGGTTGAGTGAATCCCTGCCATTGCTGGCATGATTTAAAAAATGGTATTGTTAAATTAATCAGTTTGTCAGTGGTTCGCCTTTACCATCAAGGTAAATTTCTATAACTAAATCCCGGATGGTAATATTTTCACGAATATTTGTTAACGTCAGTTTTCCCCTGGTATTAGCCGTGGCTTTATAAATCCGGTCATTATATTTAACCATTGTTCCGGGAACCGCACATTGCCGTATGACCTCCATCGTACCGTAGTGCTGGTGTTTCATTTTTCAGTCCTCCTGTTGTAATTCACTGACCCTTATTTCAAGCCAGTCAGCCACATCGCGGTGGTCGAAGTAATCAAGAAAGCTGTCGAGTTTATTTCTGGTGCAAATCCAGCGGGCTATATTTTTCTCGCCGATGACATCAAGAAGTTCCGGGGTGTCATCAACCGATTCAACCAGTTCAGATAATGAAATACCTTCAATTTCAACACCGACACGATGAATGTTTACGGGTTTAATTGTGGCGTCGGCTCCCTCCAGATAAATACCGATAGTGCTCATGGTCATATCTCCGGTTTAAAAAGGGCGGATACCAGAAAGGAATGAACTGGTACCGCCAAAGACTACACACAGCAATGTCACGGGTTCCACTCGCAACCGGAAGCGCGCTGTCAGGCTGGATTAACGACAGGATCAATATGAACATATCCCGCAACGCGCTTTCGTGTTGTGTACCCGGCTTTATTTAACTACCTCCGGGTTGCGGTAGTCTCTGCTATACCCCTACAGCGAGAAACCGAGTAAAATCTGAAAATCCCCTACAGTTAAGAGAGAATAATATGTCTGATATTCCTGAAATGATTTTTCCCGTAGCATTAACTCATCCTATGAAAATTTTTCTCGACCCCAATACAGGAGAGCTGGTTTTTGAATGTTTCCAGCTAGTCGGCGGTACGACTCAGAAGTTTCGTTTTCTAATGGAACCGAGGGCAGCACTAACGCTTCTGTCCGTGCTCCCTGACATTCAAAGAGACGCGGCTCATATAATCGAAGAAAAAGCCAGGCTAAATTCCTTGCAATAAACTTCATATTAAAACCTCGTGATTTTCTGGTGATGAATACACGCATCACCAACTAACGCCTCACCTTCGTGTTGTGTGCTCCGTATCGTGGAGCTGACGCCCGTCTTTATCCACATCGGGGCGGTGGTATACTGGAGTTCTCACACAACCAGTAAAAGGAAATCCGTTATGACAACTAAAATAAAAGCATCCACCAATGAGCTTGTTGCGATTAAATATGCTCTCGCCCTTATCCTTTACAAGCTTCATAATTCATGTGAAGCAAACGTTATTCTCGATGAATTACGCGCATCCGGGTTTCAGGAATGTATAGCGCTGGCGGATGAAATAGCTAAATTTGCTCCGGCTCCTCCTCCGCGCTTATAGGGCCAGGACGACCAGGGTCATAGTTAATGGTATATGTTTTCATAGGGTTATAGAGCTTGGTAAAAGCGTCGTTGATATTCTGGGCCAGTGCCATTGCTGGTTCGTTTTCACTGGTGTTGGTGGCACACGGCATTCTATCCGCCAGCAGTTGAGCTGCGATGTTCTGGACTGATATCGGTAATTCTCTGAAGTTCATCTCATACCTCACTGGTTCCTGTGTTGCCAGCTTAATTAAGGTTCTGCGTAGTGCGCTTTCGTGTTGCGCCGGATGCTTTTCTGAATCCGGCTTCCTGTATGACTCTTAATCACAATGGTTTCTTGTTAACCAGCGTCGTGCGCCAGCTTCAGTTTTGAAGGTTTTGCTTCTGGTAAACGTCATGGCGGTAAACGTACCGTCATTGTTGGGAAATACGCCATAAACCACAGATTCATTGTTGCCTAAGTCGATTGTTTTCATTTTCCCCTCATCCGCTTAACGCCCGGCGGCGGAACGTTTTATCTACTGCGCTTGTTACTTAACAACAACTGCCGTCATGTTCGTATGCCTCAGGCTGGCTACTTAGCCCGACTCAGCAGCGGGATAACTCTTGGTATTGTCCGGCTGTTATCTGGTCTGGCGTTGTCTTGATGAATTCATTAAACACGAAATGATGTGCAATTGTCAACACAAAATGTGTTTTTGGTTGAGGGAGGGCGTTCTGCTGGGCTTGAGGCAATAAAAAACCCGCCAGTGGCAGGTTTTGAACTATTCAGGTCAAGTCTTAAGTTAGTTTTCTGGTGGTTGAGTTGAGTTTTTAAGGCGATTTCTTAGATACGTTTCAACATAGTCATCAATCTCTTTTAAACGAACCTCAAAGAGATCAATCATTCGTTGTTGCTCTGAGCTTGGTAACTGATTGAATAACTCAAGCAATTTTTTATGTTGATCACTTAGCCATGCCTGCGAGGAGTCCTTTTCACCAAACAGAAGTTCGGGTGGGGAAATACCTAGTGCTTCACCAAGTACAACTGCATCATACACCCCAACATTTCTACTTCCTGCTTCATAGTTTCCTATGCGTGACTGAGTCCATCCACAAATCTCAGCCAGTTTACCTTGAGACAGACCGAGCTTTTGTCTGCGCCCCTTGAGGCGCATTGCGATCTCATCATTAAGCCGACTGGCGGCAATTTTTTCATTTTCTTTTCTCATGGCTCCCTTTTATCACGATGCGTGATTTACGCAAAACACAAAACAGCTTGACCATGCAACACAAATTGTGTTTAGAATTATTGGCGGAGGTTTTAAATGAACAAAATTTCAACATACAGAAAGCAACTGGGGCTATCTCAAAGGCAGCTTGCGACTCATTTGGGATGGATACAGAGCCGTCTGGCGAACTACGAAGCAAATTTTCGCACACCCGGACTGGAGGAGTGCCGAAAAATTGTTGCCACACTTAACCATCTGGGATCTCGCTGTGTTCTTGATGATGTTTTCCCGCCTCATGTGAACGATAGCAGAACCATATTAGCGAAGGTGAACAACCATGATCACCCCTGAAACAGCCAGTCAGGCGTTATCGTCATGGCTGGCATATCTACAGATAACCCAGGGAAACCGCCACGCAGCTGATCACCCGTGCATTCCTGGAGCAGCCGGCGCGACCGGAAATAGCGGTTCACCGTATCGAGCGTGACGACGGAACGGTGGATTACGACGCATGGCGCCGTAACCGGATAAACATTTTTCAGCGCTGGCGGAAACGGGAAACGGCGGAGCACTGCGAGAAATTCTCTGCACTGACCCCCGCTATTCTGGAGGCGATCCGCAAAAGTGCGCCGGAACTGCATAAACGAATAACAGCAGGGCAGAGCATTGAATACCTGCTTTCACAGCTTTTAAAAAAACCGCAGTGGCAAGCGCGGTACTTCTTGGCGCGCCGCTGGCGGATTTTGAGCGGGAGTGTGACGAGGCCATATATGCGTTACAGGCGTTACGTAGCGGTTATCGCCAGCTGTACCAGAGACATGACCAGTGAGTAATTTTTTATGTTTTATCGCCCGGAAAAGAGCGTAGAGAGGCTTTATGGCCGCACTTCCATACATGCAGCTTTACATCGCTGATTATCTGGCGGACACCATGCACCTTTCTGCCGAGGAACATGGAGCCTATTTGCTGTTGATGTTCAATTACTGGCAGACCGGAAGAGCTATCCCGAAAAGCAGGCTGGCAAAAATTGCTCGGATTAGCAATGAACGCTGGGGGGCTGTGGAAGAGTCCCTGAGAGAGTTTTTCATTGATAACGGTACTGAATGGGTTCATGAGCGTATCGAAAATGATCTCGCTGCGGTCAGGGATGTTCTGGCGAAAAAGTCGGCAGCAGGAAAAGCATCTGTTCAGTCCAGAAGGAACAGGAAGAAAACGCAGGCTGCCAGTGGAAGTAACACATGTTCAACAGGTGTTGGTTCGGTGTTTAAACAGGAAGCCAACAAAAAGGGAACTAATAAAGATATAAATCTAAAAGAATTAAACCCCACACATAACGCGTGCGCGCGCGCGAGTGCTCCGGTTAGTCAGCCTGGAATTATGGAACAGCCTGTCGTGACTGAACCGGAATACCGGGAAGGCCTGAACGAGCCGATCGGGAAATTCTCAATGATGGATGACTGGCATCCCTCGCTGGATTTCCGACAACGGGCCGCCCAGTGGGGCGTTGCGTTACCAGAGCCGGAGTATTTACCTACGGAGCTTGTCGCGTTCAGGGATTACTGGACGTCGGAGGGAAAGGTGTTCACACAAATCCAGTGGGAACAAAAATTCGCCCGTCACGTAAACCACGTCAGGGCAAAGGCGAAACCAGCCAGCAGGGGAGAAAGCCATGCAGAAATCCAGCCAGACAGCACCGCATCGCGGGCAGTACAGCAAATCAGGGCAGCCCGCGTGCAGTGGGAACGCGAAAACGGGATCGTCAGCGACGGAGACGGCCTGGCGACTCTGGGAAGTCATGGGGGAAATTTATTCGAACCGATGGACGCAGAAGAACGGCGCGGCACCTTCAAAGCTGTGGGTGGCCCAGATTGGGGCGATGACTGAGCGCCAAATCCGGCTGATTTGTCAGCAGTGTATGGAGCGATGCCGGGCGGCTGAGACATGGCCTCCGGACCTGGCTGAGTTTATTTCGCTGGTTTCTGAAAGCGGAGCTAATGCGTTTGGTCTCACAGCCGATGCGGTGCTGGCGGAATATCGTCACTGGCGTAACGAGTCCTGGCGCTACTCCGGCAGTGATAAATATCCGTGGCCTCAGCCGGTTCTGTATCACATCTGCACCGAGATGCGCAGAACGGGCGTTGAGCACCAGATGACGGAAGGCGAACTGAAACGACTTGCAGAACGGTTACTGGCGAAGTGGACAAAACACGTCGGTAATGGTTTCAGCATACCGCCGGTACGCCGTCAACTGGCAGCGCCGCGTCATCCGGCAGGGCCAACCCCGGCACAACTGATGATGGAAGAATTCAGACGGCGTAAGGCGGCGGGAAGGCTTTAACAGGGGGGACTTATGAGCAGAAATTACACACCGGCGCAGAAAGCTGAAATACAGAAGCGCCTGACGGAACTGGTACGAACCCACGGTCGGATGACGTTTGGAGAACTGCGGAAGATAACGGGGTTAACCATTTTTACAGCCCGCCACTACCTGGAAAAGGCGGAAAGTTGTGGGGATCTGTATCAGGCCGGGAGAAGCGGTATTTTCCCTTCGGAACAGGCTTTTCGGCTTTGGAAGCAGAAACGTGAAGATGCCAGGATTACCCGCTTTCTGAAAACGCCGGAAGGTGTGGTGAGTTCCTACGACCGGACCAGAAACGTTATCTGTACGGAGTGCCGGAACAGCTTGACGATGCGACGGGTACTGGCATTTTATCGGGGACATTACCGGGAGGCGAAATCTGCATGAAAATCGAATACCAGGAAGGAGGAGCTGAGTCCCGTCTGGTTATCACCTGCGGTTTCCTTTGGTGGAGAAAACATATCCATCTGGTTGATGAAATTTTGTTACGTGCGCCGCAACTGCGGGCGGTGAGTGAGGGATTTTTTATCGTGACGACGACCGTCAGTGGATTTACAGCGGATGTGCTACGGGCGGAAATGATTGTTGAAGGTATGGGGTACAAGGTGATGAACGCCGAAATGATACATAACAGTTGCATGGAGGCAGACAAATAGCTGGCGTAACACAGAGCGTTGAGTACAATTGCTGCGGGTGCTTGAGGCTGTTTGCCTGGAGCATTCGTGAAAGGCAGACAGAGAAAAGCCCCAGTTAACATTCGGCGTCTTGCAGGACGCTTAACATTAAACTGAGGCCACATCTATGCTCTACACACGTAGATTAGCCTCTTACGGACCGAAAGGTCAAGGAGAAGCAGGCTATGAAGCAGCAAAAGGCGATGTTAATCGCCCTGATCGTCATCTGTATCACCGTTGTAATGGCGGTGCTGGTAACGAGGAAAGACCTCTGCGAGGTACGCATCCGAACCGGCCAGACGGAGGTCGCTGTCTTCACGGCTTACGAATCTGAGGAGTAAGAGACCCGGCGGGGAGAAATCCCCGCCACCTCTGATGTGTCAAGTATCCTCAATGCACCCACATTCAACCCGCTCCGGCGGGTTTTTAATGTCCGGGAAATGAGCATGTCAAAAAATAACCAGTTATAAGATTATAAATAGAACACAGAGAAAATGTCATTGCACGTGGTCAAAAAATAGCCATATTTATTAATAATGATAATTAGTAGTCTCCTATATATTCATGATGAGAATGAAAGTGCTTTAAAAATGCTCAAGTTCGTTATCTATGGAGACACCGTGAAAAAAATTAAATAAAACATTCACTTGTAAATATGCTGTTATTCGCCGTGATGACATGACAGTAATTGCTGAAATGGATTTTTTTTCCTGACTGCAACAGGTCGTTGATGTATCGGGATGGCCGCTATGTCCGGTTTCTGCCGTTGTTGCAAAATGACATCATGGGGAGCGATACCCTGATTAATGAGCTAACTATCAGGGCCGGTTATCATGAATAATCATCCTTTGTTATACTCGTCAGCGGGCTGAACTCCCAATCTACTGCGCCAACGGAGAGAACGATGGCGCATTTACAACTGGTCAGGCAAACCTCATCAGGGCTTCTGCTCCCGGCGACGCCGGAGAGTGGGGATTTTCTGTATCCGGCGTTTAACCTCTGTGGAGGTTGCGCGTGAGCATAAAATTTTATCTCCGCGATGATCGTATTCGTCGCAATCTTATCGACTACATCAACAGCCAGCCTGTTAATGCTGATTTTCCGCTTGTCGTCAGCTTTTCAGACCCGAAGCGCACCCTTCCTCAAAATTCACTGTTTCACGCCATCTGCGGCGATCTGGCTAATACCCGTGTGCAGTGGGCCGGTTCATCCTGGTCCGTACCATCGTGGAAGGCAATTCTGGTGTCCGGTCACTCTGTTGCAACCGGTGGACAGGGAAAGGTGATTGCAGGTCTGGAAGGCGAACTGGTGCCAATTCGTGAAAGTACCGCCGCGATGGGAATAAAGCGTATGAACAGTCTGATTGAGTACAGCCAGGCGTTTGCGGTATCTCAGAGTATTCAGCTACGCGAGGTTCGCTATAGCGGGGATTATTTCGGGCGGCTGGTATGAGAAAAACATGGTTCCTACACCCGAACTGTACCACCGAAGAGGCGGATGAGCTGGTGAAGCAGTACCGACGCAGGGGGGTAAAGACGGAGCGCAGCCTGAATCATGACTGTATTCACTGGACGGTAAGCGCCATGTTACCGGAATTCGGGCATGTGCCAGTACGGAGGCGTGCGTGCTCTTATCTGAAATGAAAACTTACCGCAGTAAAAAATGGCTGGCAGCCGTCGGGCAGATTGAGCAGTGCGTGCTGTGTGGTCGGTGGGGAACGCAGGTCGCGCACATGAATGAAGGCAAAGGCATGGGAATGAAAACGGATGACTGCGCCACGGCGGCTATTTGTCAGGAATGCCATCATGAAATCGATAACGGCAGTCACCTGAGCAGGGAAGAACGCCGGTGTCTGATGAACAGGGCAATCGTACTGACAGTGATTAAACTTGTACGCATGGGAAAGGTGGTACCGAAATGATTTATTCAACCAGTACCGGAAAACCGGGCGAATATTTTCGACTGAATACACTGGAAAGCGTGTGGATTCAGGGAAAACTCCGTATGTGGGGACGATGGTCATACATCGGCAGCGGTAAACCCGGCAATATGTTTAACCAGTTGCTGGCCTCCAGAAAACTGACAAAAACAGCCATCAATGAGGCTTTAAGCCGTCTGAAAAAATCAGGAACAAGCAAGCCAGATCTGGAGGCCTTTCTTCGTGAAATGATGAACGGGAAACAAAAAAGCTGGCTGGCGCATTGTACTGATTCCGAGGCCATGTTGATTGACTGCGTGATTGGTACTGTATTAGCTGAGTATCCGGCGCTGAAAAAGTTGATTCACCAGCGTTACGAAGGGCGGGGAATGAGTCAGAGAAGGATGGCTGATTTACTAAACAAACAATATCCAGACTGGTGTTATGCAACATGCCGTAATCGCATAGGTGTGTGGCTAAAAATGGCGGAGTTTATGCTTTATCTGCCGATGCGTGAAGCGTTTGCAACCGATGCCCACAAAATCGCCCGTTGACTCTGTTTGTTATCCGGGGCTATATTCCCGGCATGCCAGCAAAATCTGGCGTCGGGATTGGCGTCCCGGATAGAAACCGCGACAGACACACGCCGCGAGCGTGTTTTTTTATTGTCGTATGCACGCGCACATCTGAATTATGGTGGGCTGTGTGGGGGCACCGAAAGGTGCGCCGGTTGGTTTCCCGGTTACGCCAACCCTGCACAGTTCACCACCAGACGATTGGCGTCGTCGGTGGTGAGTTATTTAGAAACCACTCTAGGGCGTCATTATGACAACTCAAATCTCTGTCGAAACTCTTTCCCCGATTACCCATAACCAAATTCCCGTTATAACTACCGAACTTTTGGCGCAGTTATACGGCACAAAAATCAAAAACATTTCTGATAACTTTCTGAACAACACCACGCGATTCGTAGTAGGAAAGCATTACTTTAAAATTGAAAAAAACGAATTACGCGAGTTCAAAAACAGACCCGAAACAATCGGGTTAGTTGGTAAAAATGCCCGTTCCCTAATCCTCTGGACAGAACGCGGCGCAGCCCGCCATGCAAAAATGCTCGAAACAGATCAGGCATGGGAGGTATTCGAGAAGCTGGAGGATTGCTACTTCAGCCAAAAGAACCCTTCAGTGCTAGTTTCATGCCAGAAAAGTTACGACACGCGAGTTCTCTGTTATCAGCAAAGCGGTGTCACTGTTTCCACAATCCTGTTGCGGGATGATGACATTGTCATTTCCCTTGAGTCATGGCTGGAACTGGCGAGAGCCAACGGTTGGTTTGTTATTCGCAAAGATCAACTGGTGGAAAGGCTGATGCAGCTTTAGCAAAAAAGCTATTGCATTTTTAGCCACAAACTGCTTCAATCCCGGTATGCTTCGCAAAGCTGTATCGCGAGGCGAATAACAGACATGAACACAAAAGAACCCGCCATTGAGCGGGTTTTTGCGTTTTAGGGGTTCGCATTCGCGGGCCTTTTTTGTTCAACAGGCTTTGAATTGTGGTTTCTTGCACTGTGGCATTTTCTGCTTCGCCCTATACTATTTGCTTAGTCTGGCGGAGGTGTGAATGAAAGAAGGGTATTACTGGATTCAGCATAACGGTGTTGTTCAGGTGGCATACTATACGAACGACACAGTTGACGATCTGGAATCAGGACAGCTTATTGTTGGTGTCTGGCATCTGACAAGGGGCGATGATATCTGCCATAACGGTGAAGCAGAAGTACTGTCGGGGCTGTTACAACCACCAGCTTAGATATAGAACGCGCTGGCGGCGCTTGGAAGACGGCTTGAAATATTAGCTGCGTAAATCATACCCCTGATTGTCTGTATACCACTGCCGCATAGCGGGGATTGGCTTCCACATTATTTTGCAAAAAAATCTCGCAGAAGCCGTGGGATTTTGTCGTTTCAGGAGGACACTATGTATCAATCGGGTCAACACAGTCACTCATTGTTTCCGGGAGTGAACAGCGACAACCTCAAAACGTTTGTGCTTGAAGTTGACTGTTATCATTTAGAGGATGCGCTGAAAGCAATGGAAAAAGTTATCCAGGAGTTAAAGCTGAGTCAGAGCTATTTTGGCTACGGAAGTAAAACCGGAGTCAGGACAGCAATCCGTTATTCCTGAATCCTCCCACCAATGATTGCAGGCAACGGTACAAGTACTTCCCAAAATGGTTCATAGCCGGGATATAATTCTTTTGTTTTACCTTGCCAGTAAAGATCCAGTCGATGTGACATTTCTGGAGGGGTACAGTTTACATTGAGTAAATTCATATCAGCTCTGTGGCAACCTGCGGTCTGATGGACTTCATAGATAGCTGTATTTGAAGGCACATGGCTTAACAATCTAAACCTGGCTGCATCATGGATAGCTTCACAGGCAAAGAGAGAACGAAACCGGGATGGTTTATCTGGAAAGTTTGCTCTTCTTCTTTCTTCAAGAAGCATTTCCATGAAAATACTCATATTTTCTTTGGATTTAAGAAGGTTGATATTGTGGTTGAAGAAATAATTATTGCCGTGCCTTGATACTTGTGACCAAAAACGATTTGCGACGTGCTCCTGAAGTTCGATGGAACAACAAGCTGTTTGATGTTCAATGCGAGCTCCTGCTGATAATGTTCCGAGCCTGTCCAAGGTGTACAACGTTTTCCCGTTCATGAGTGTCCTTTCAGGTTATTGATTTTATTAAATCAACGATATCAAAGCTGGGAAATGTAGTGAAGATATCTGTATGAAAATGGGGATCGGCTCCTGCATCCCTCACCAGGCTGCGCTATTGCGCGGCCTTTTTTATTTCCACTTACCCGACATCCGGGTAGTCCATTTCCCGGACAGGGGAAGTTATGACAATGGATAAACATACAACATGGCTGGCCTACATCTGGGCATTAATCAGCGGCATATGCGCCCAGTGGACGTTAAACGACTATGGCGCATTGATAGGTATTGTTCTGGGTATTGGTACGTTTCTGGTTAATAAGCATTACAAAAAGAAATCAGAGCAGGCTCAGGCAAGGCAGGCTGCCGCGATGGAGGAGCGTAACAGGCTAATCGCCCGGATTCTGGAAAAAAACGACCATGACAGCACGTTAAAAATGCTGGCGGTATCTGAAATGCCGGAGGGCAGTAATGGCGCTCAGGACAAAAGTTAAATACGGTCTTTCCGCCGCCATGCTGGCGCTGATTGCCGCCGGTGCCGGCGCACCGCAGCTACTCGACCAGTTTTTACAGGAACGGGAAGGAAATACGCTGGTGGCCGTTCGTGATAACGGCGGCGTCTGGTCAGTATGCCGTGGCGTGACTCGTATCGATGGTAAACCCGTTGTGAAAGGCCAGCGACTGACGCAAAGCCAGTGCGACCATTACAACGCCATCGAGCGGGATAAAGCGCTGGCATGGGTAAATAAACATGTTCACATACCGCTGACCGAACCGCAGAAAGCCGGTATTGCGTCGTTCTGTCCGTATAACATCGGTCCCGGTAAATGTTTTCCGTCCACGTTTTACCGGAAGCTCAACGCAGGAGATCGTAAGGGAGCGTGTGCAGAAATCCGCCGTTGGGTATATGACGGCGGCAAAGATTGCCACAACAGGGAAAATCAGTGTTACGGCCAGGTGATACGCCGCGACCAGGAATCAGCGCTGACGTGTTGGGGGATAGACCAGTGAAATACTTACCCACAACGGTATGTTTTGTCGCGGCGGCTTATCTTGCCGCTCATGGTATTGACGGCTGGGGATGGTTTCTTTTTATCGGCGTTATTCTGGTATGAACCGTATAACCTTTACTGCCATCATCCTTCTGCTGATAGTTGCCATAGCGCTGGCGTGGACGACTGACCACTACCACGGTAACGCGGTGCGCTATAAAGACCAGCGCGATACCGCCACTCACAATCTGAATCTGGCGAACGAGACAATTACCGACATGACGAAGCGCCAGCGTGACGTTGCCGCCCTCGATGAAAAATACACGAAGGAATTAGCTGATGCACAGACCAGGAATACTGATTTGCAGCGCCGCCTTGCTGCTGGTGGCCGGGTGCGCGTCGAAGGGCGATGTTCAGTGTCCACCCCGACCGAAACCGCCAGCACCAGCCGCGTGGGCAATGCTGCCACCGTCGAACTCTCTCCAGGTGCTGGACAAAACGTTCTCGATATCCGCGCCGGGATCATCAGCGACCAGAAAAAACTGAAGTATTTGCAGGAGTACGTTCGCACGCAGTGCAGATAAAAAAATCCCCGCAGGAGGGAAAAGGAGCTTACCTGCGGGGGAGTTTCAGAAATGCATAAACATGACAATGTCTCTGGGTCTGCGTACTACCACATCGCGTTTTTATCGTACTGATATAAGCCAGTTTTCGTACACCTCAAAAACGTAACCAGACGCTAAAAACTGGTACACCTCATGAAAATAACTCAATGGCTGAAAAGCCTCGTCCATACGGAGCAAAGAGAAATGCCGGATATGAAAGATATCGTCACCGACGACATGGTGAAAAACGCCCTCAAATCAGACGCCGTTACCATCGCAGTTAAAACGCAGATTAAATCCACTCTGGATCAGCAGATTGACGCCGCTGTCGATACCGCATTGACCGATATTCTCGGTAGTGATGCTGATAATACGGTTATGCAGTAGGTGAGATCAGGCATTACAGCAGCCCTTCAGTGAGGGGCTGCGATAATGGTTAATCACAGGGAACATAATCATGGCAAAACCGGACTGGGAGGCCATCGAGACGGCATACCGGGCCGGAGTGATGTCCCTCCGTGAAATTGCGTCACATCATGGTATTAGTGAAGGTGCTATCCGCAAGCGCGCAAAGCGTGATGACTGGTCCCGTGATCTTAACGCCAGGATTCAGCAAAAGGCTGACGATCTGGTACGCAAACAGGAAGTACGCAAAACGGTACGCACCAAAACGGAACTTACAGAACGCGTACTGATAGAAGCCACAGCGGAGGTAATAGCCTCGGTACGCATGGAACACCGGGGCGATATTCGCCGGGCCCGGGAACTCACAAACACGCTTTTTGATGAACTTGGTGCGCAGTGTGCTGATGTGGGGGCGCTGGAGCAACTGGGTAACATCATGTTCGATCCTGACGATAAAGGCCGCGACCGGCTCAATGAAACTTATCAAAAAGTCATCAGTCTGCCTTCCCGTGTGAAATCTCTGAAAGACCTGAGCGACAGTCTGAAAACGCTGATCGGCCTGGAGAGAGAAGCCTGGAGTATAGGTACTACCAGTGAACCAGAAAAAACGCCTCTACCAGGAAAAAATACTGATCTGACAACTGATCAGGCAGCGGAATTGTACAAAAAAATGATGAGTTGATTATGCCTTTACCATTCCCCTTTGACTTTAAAAATCCTGATTATGTTCAGGTTTTCGAATGGCGAATGGAGCGTCTGCAACGTATCAGGAAGGCTCCCGAAACTCTCCCTGCTCTCAGGCAGTTTTACCGTACAAACCCGGCGCAGTTCATCATCGACTGGGGCATGACTACTGACCCGCGGAATCTCGATTATGGTCTTCCGGTCACCATTCCTTTTTTGCTGTTTCCACGGCAAGAGGAATGGATCGACTGGATTATGGAACGCTCGCGTAACCATGAGAATGGTCTGACTGAAAAAAGCCGCGAAATGGGGTTGAGCTGGACATCTGTCGGTCTGGCCAGTGCGTTATGTCTGTTTAACCGTGAAATGGTTATAGGGTTTGGTTCCCGTAAAGAGGAGTATGTCGACAGCACGGTTGATCCAAAAGCGCTGTTCTGGAAAGTACGCAAATTTATAGCAACTCTTCCTGCTGAGTTTCGGGGGGGCTGGGACGAGAGAAAGCATTCACGTTTTATGAGCGTGGAGTTTCCTGACACTGGCGCGGTAATTAAAGGAGAAGCTGGCGATAATATCGGGCGCGGTGACCGTACTACGCTTTATTTTGTGGATGAGGCCGCCTTTCTCCAGCGGCCATTACTTATTGATGCCGCGCTTTCCCAGACAACTCGTTGCCGTATCGATCTCTCATCGGTTAATGGCATGAATAACCCCTTTGCGCAGAAGCGGCACAGCGGAAAAATCCCTGTGTTTACGTTTCACTGGCGTAGCGACCCGCGTAAGGATGATGAGTGGTACCGCAAGGAGTGCGAGAAAATTGATAACCCGATCATCGTTGCTCAGGAGCTGGATCTTAATTACCAGGCATCGGCAGAGGGTATTCTGATCCCATCAGAATGGGTACAGGCTGCGGTTGACGCACATATCAAACTGGGGATTCAGCCCAGCGGTCAACGACTCGGTGCAATGGATGTCGCCGACGAGGGGCGGGATAAAAACGCCTGTTCCCTTCGTTACGGCTTCCTGTTGCGTGATGTCCAGGAATGGTCGGGTAAGGGTAGTGACATCTATGACTCCGTGGTTAAGGTCTTCGGCCTGTGCGATGACTTTGGCGCCGATGAGTTCCGCTTTGACGAGGACGGGTTAGGCGCTGGCGTTCGTGGTGATGCACGCGCTATCAACGAACTGCGGGAAGCTGAGGGGACAGATCAAATTACTGCCACACCATTCCGGGGAAGTGGAAGCGTTTTTTATCCTGAAAATGAAGCTGTTCCCGGTGATAACGGCAAACCGGCACGTCTGAATAAGGACTTTTTCGCCAATGCCAAAGCTCAGGGCTGGTGGCATCTTCGCAAATTATTCCGCAATACATTTCGTGCGCTAAAGGGCATGGAGTATGACCCGGATGAGATTATTTCCATCAGCAGCACGATGGAAAATAAAGACAGGCTTTTGATGGAACTGTCACAACCCACCTGGTCGAAAAATGCCGTCGGAAAAATTCTTGTTGATAAGCAACCTGACGGGACGAAATCTCCTAACCTGGCAGACTCAGTGATGATTGCTTATGCCCCGATGGAAATGCCCGTCGTAATTTCTGATGATTTTATGGAGTGGATTTGATGTGGCTTTTTAAACGTAAAAAAACGGTGACACCGCCAGAAAGTCCGCCTGAACCACATCCGATGACGATCAGCGATGAGGTGGTTGCTGAGGCCGGACAAAAACCGCAGCGTGAATTTGTTCGCTATGAGCCACCGCCGGGAGTCATTCCAGAAGACATACGCAATGCTGTACTGGCAATGGACTCGACTCCCTACGATACACTGAACAGCCAGTATCCTGATTTTGTGTACGGAGGATTTCCGGGCTATCCGTATCTGGCACTTCAGGCGCAGTTACCAGAGTACCGGCGCATGGTCAGTGTGATTGCCGAAGAGATGACCCGCAAATGGATAAAGGTTAAGGCGGTCGGGGTAGGGGACGACAGCCGCGCGCCGCGCATAGCGCAGCTTACTGATGCACTGGAGCGCTATAACGTACGGGATGCCTTCAGGCTGGCGGTGGAGCATGACGGCTTTTTCGGGCGAGGGCAAATTTATATCGATGTGCGTTCGCCATCGGGTATGTCGGCCTGGACTGACCCGGCGGAGCTGGAGTCCAGGCTGTTTATTTCCGACAAAAAAATCCCGAAAGGTTCCCTGCTGGGGCTTCGTATTATTGAACCCGTCTGGACGTATCCGGGTATGTATAACTCGGATAATCCGCTGAGTGATGATTTTTACCGTCCGTCCGAATGGTACGTAATGGGAAAAACGGTTCACGCCAGCCGCATGATTGATCTGATTTCTCGCCCGGTTCCGGACATGCTGAAGCCGGCCTATAACTTTGGCGGCCTGTCACTGGTTCAGATTGCCGAACCCTACGTCAACAACTGGCTGCGTACACGCGACAGCGTGGGCGATATGCTGCATTCGTTTTCGCTGAGCGGGATCATGACAGACATGAGCCAGGCGTTAACGGGGAAAAGGGACTCGAATTACGCAAAACGCGCGGAGCTGTTTAACCGTACCCGTGATAACCGCGGGTTGTTGATGCTGGACAAGCAGAAAGAAGAGTTTTTCCAGTTCAACACCCCTCTGAGCGGCCTCGACACCCTTCAGGCGCAGGCACAGGAACACATGTTCTTTGTCAGTGCCATACCATCAGTAAAGTTCGCCGGGCTGAGTCCTACGGGACTGAACGCGTCGAGTGAGGGTGAAATCCGTGTGTTTTACGACACCATCGCTGCACTTGCCACTCGCCTTCTGAAGAAACCGCTGAAAAAGGTACTGGATATTATTCAGTTGTCTGAGTTCGGCGATATCGATCCTGATATCACTTTTGAATTTGAACCCCTGCATGAACTGACGCGCGAGCAACTGGCGAATATCCGTAAAACTGAAGCGGAAACAGATCAGATTTACGAGAGCGCCGGAGCGGTGACCAATAACGAGGTACGCGAACGGCTGGCTACTGCACCGGACAGCCCGTACAGCGGTATTGACCTGAGCGGAGAAATCGAAATTGACGACACCGAAGAAAATCCGCCGCAAGACCCGAACGCAGACCCTGAGACGGATTTCACCCAACGCGGGGATTGAGGCCTGGTACCGCAGACAACTGGATAATGCCGTCAGTGAGATGCACAACAGCGTGCTTTACTGGCTGCGGGCTGAGTACCGTAAAACAGACCTCGCGCAGGATGCGTCCCCCGTTAACCTGATGCGTGGAGCCATGCAACAACTTGCCAGGCGCTGGCAGAAAAAGTTTGACGAAATGGCCCTGCGGCTGGCGAGGCGGTTTGCCGGTGATGTTCTGAAAAACAGCGATGCGTCACTGTCCACTGCGCTCCGTGATGCCGGGTTTACGGTTCCTTTCCGTATGACAGCGGAGATGAACACCGCACTTCAGGCCAGCATCACGGAGAATGTGAACCTCATTCGCTCCATCCCGCAGCAACATCTCACCCAGGTGGAAACACTGGTCATGCAGTCTGTTGGCCGGGGGCGTGACCTGAAAACTCTGACCGATGAACTGGAAAAACGCTACGGCATCACACGACGGCGCGCGGCGCTGATTGCCCGCGACCAGAACAATAAAGCGACCTCGGTAATGCAGTCGGCCAGACAACGCTCGGTGGGCATCACTGAAGGTATCTGGCGGCATTCCCGCGCGGGTAAAACATGGCGCCCGTCGCATGTGAAGGCGAACGGTAAACGGTTTGATCTGCGAAAGGGGATGTTTCTGGATGGTAAGTGGGTACTGCCGGGCGAAGAAATCAACTGCAAGTGCGGCTGGGAGGCCGTTATTCCCGGACTGGAGAAAAGATGATTATTACCGAAATGCTGGCGTTTGACCGGGCATCGGTAAGGCAGTTCGATAAAGTAGGTCGCCTCCAGATTGAGCGCAGTAATCTCAGCAAGGCGAACGTCTGCGGTTATTTCGGGCATGAAATACCGGGGGCGGAAGCGCTGGGACTCGACCCTCAAAAACTTTATCAGCTTTACCGTGACCCCGATGAACTGCGCAAGGCAGTTTCAACCTTCAACAATATTCCCGTCCTGTGCCGACACAAACCCGATTATCCGGGCGCGCCCGCGCGCGAGTACCGGGTGGGGACGACCCATGCCAACAGCGAGTTTGACGGTACCTATCTGGTTAACGGCATGTCCATCTGGGACAACTCCGCCATCGCGGGGATAGAAACGGATGAACAACGGGAAATCTCATCGTCATATGCCTATGTGGCAGATATGACGCCGGGAACCACCCCCGACGGTGAACCGTATGACGGCGTTATGCGGAATATCGTGGGAAATCATGTGGCGCTGGTCGGCGATGGCCGGGCGGGGCCGGACTGTCTTGTTATGGACTCTCTCCCTCAGGAGCTAAAACGCATGAAACTGAGTAAAAAAAAGAAGTGGCGGTGCTTACCGCGCTGGGAACCTATCTTGCGCCGCGTCTGGCACAGGATGCGGCTCCCAGGGATTTGTTACGCCTGATGGCGCAGCATAAGCGCCCGGCAGCTATCGCCAGCGCGGTAAAAACTGCTTACAGCGAACGGCTGGCACAGGATATGGATATTGAACCGGCGGAGCTGGCGCAACTGATGGAATCAGCAGAAGCCGTGCCGGAGCTGGCCGGGGACGATGATACCGGGTTAACTGACGAGCCGAAGGCATTTGATACCGACAGCCCGATGGAAAGTGTACTGGCGTTGCTGTCCGGCAAAGTTCCTGATGATGTGCTGGAAAAAATTAAATCCGCACTGGCTCCGGCAACTGACGAAGACCCCGAAATAAAAGAGGCTGATGTGAAACCCGACGATGTGAAAGTCGATAAACCCGCGATGGATGCGGCAATCAGGCTGGCAACTGACCAGGCAACGAAACGGGCTGCTGAAAATTTCCGCGCCGTTCGTGTGGCTGAAACCGAGGTGCGGCCGCTGATTGGCGATGTGGTGGCGATGGACTGCGCCGAAGAGGTTTACCGTACCGCGCTGGAGCAGACGGGGATCGATATCCAGGGCATTCACCCCAGCGCGTACCGCAGCATGGTGAAGTTTGCCGTTGAGCAGAAACAGACGGCTAAAGGTCCGCGTGTTGCGATGGACCAGGCCAGCGCATCGACGTTTGCGGCAGATTTCCCCGGTGCAAAACTGAAACGAGGTTACTGATATGAATACTTTTCAGACACACATGAACCAGTACCCGGCACCGGGGATTCCGGGGGCATTTGCCAGTGATAACCCTCACGCCTCGTATGTGGCGGGAGAAGGCGCGCTGATTACCGGCCCTGACGGACTGGTTATTGCCCGGTTTGCCTGGGTAACCAAAGGCGTTGCCGCCAATAAGGGAACCGGTGCGCCGGCGGGTTTTGTTCCGCGCGACGGGCAGGCTTCTGTTGTGGAATGGCTGACTGGCGACTCGAACACTATTTACCCGGGACGTGAATGTACCCTGATGGTATCGGGGGACTTCTGGGCGCTGACCACCACCGCTGCGACAGTCGGGCAGAAAGTTTTTGCCTCCCTGACCACCGGGGAGATAGCCACAGGGGCGGCAGGCGCCACGATGGCGGGTTTTGTCGAAACCGGGTTTTCCGTTGCCAGCGCTGCGGCGGCGAAAGAAGTTATTAAGATCAGCACCTGGAGCAAATGATGAATAAATTTAAACAGCATTATGCGACGGTAAGCCGCGACTACGGGATTATCCTTCCCGGTGCGCAGGCTTATTTGCCCCCGGAATACGCCGCCGATTACGGGCTGGCGATGGACGCGCAGCCTGCACTGGTTACCGCGGCTAACAGTGGTATCCCTGCATATTTCACCAATTACGTTGAGCCAGAACTGATCCGCGTGCTGGTGACGCCGATGAAAGCCTCTCAGATTCTGGGCGAAACCAAAAAAGGTGACTGGACGACACTGTCGGCACAGTTCCCGATTGCAGAATCTGCCGGGGAGGTGAGTTCCTACGGGGATTACAGCAACAACGGTATTGTGACGTCTAACGTCAACTGGGTACCGCGCCAGAGCTATCACTTCCAGACGTTTACCCGCTGGGGCGAGCGAGAGCTGGATATGTACGGCGCAGCCCGTATTGGCTGGGCGGCAGAGCTGAACGTGGCATCGGCACTGACGCTGAATAAGTTCCAGAATAAGTCCTACTTCTATGGTATTGCCGGACTGGCGAACTACGGTTTGCTGAATGACCCGTCGTTATCCGCACCGATAACCCCGGATACCGTGGACGGTAAGCTCAAGTGGGACGACAAGGACGGACAGGGCGTGTATGACGATGTCGTGAAGCTCTTTAAACAACTGGTGAAACAGACTAACGGCCATATTGAGCGTACCGACAAAATGAAGCTGTGTATGTCGCCGCTGGCGGAGGTGAACCTCACCAAGACTAACCAGTACAAGGTTAACGTGTCCGATCTGCTGGCGAAAAACTTCCCGGCGATGACCATTGAAACGGCGGTGGAATACACCTCTGACGCTGGCGAGCTGGTACAGCTTATCGCGGAGCGTCTGGGGGAACAGGATACAGGCTATTGCTCTTTCACTGAAAAAATGCGCGCCCATGCGGTAGTGACTGAATCATCTGCCTGGAAACAAAAAAAATCTGCCGGTACCTGGGGGGCGATTATTCGCCAGCCGCTGGCGTATGCACAAATGCTGGGGGTGTGAGTCATGGCTGAAATGGTAACAGTGGGCTGCAAATTGCCGAATGGTCTGGTGCTGGAAGTGGGACCGGAGCGGGTACAGGTAGCAGGCTGGCGGAATAACGCCGTTAAAATCGTTGGGGGTTATGGCCTGACGCAGGTTGAAAAGGCGTTCTGGGAAGCCTGGCTGGCGGAGCACGGCCAGCAACCATATGTGAAAAACGGCGTTATTTTTGCGCAGGATAAGGCGAACAGCGCTGCCGCGCAGGCTACGGAGCAGGAAACCGTGAAATCCGGCCTTGAACCGCTGCCGCAGAAAAATCCGGCTCCGGGCATTAACCGCGATGATGAAGTGATGGACAAACCTCAGGAGTAAAACGGTATGGGTACGGTAACGTTTGACTGGCAGGCATTTTCGGCCCTTTACCCGGAGTTTTCCGCTGTTGGTCAGGTTTCCGCAGCCGCCATGTTTGGTAAAGCGACCACGTTATACCTGGATAATACGGACGACAGTCCGGTTACCGACCTGAACGAGCGGGAACAGCTTTTGTTCCTGCTGGTTGCGCATCTGTGCTCGTTGCGGGGACTGGGGAGCGGGAAAGATGGACAGGCCGGACTGGTGGGACGTATCACCAGTGCGTCGCAGGGTTCAGTTTCCGTCTCCGTGGACAATAGCGGCAGTAACGATGCGTCGTGGTGGTATCTCCAGACACCTTACGGCGCTGATTACTGGCAGGCGACGGCGCCGTACCGTTCAATGGAGTATGTACCGGGCGGTTCACCTTCGCGTTATCCGGGGCATTATTACCGGGGATACGGGAGGGGGCGTCGATGGTAAACAAAGTTACGGGCGGCAGACAGTTCCGGCAGAAGCTGAAACAGGCCGCAGATAACCTTAAATCGGGCAAAAGCCTCAAAGTGGGTTTTCTTGAAGGGGCAACCTACCCCGACGGTACGCCGGTGGCGTATATCGCCGCCATTAACGAGTTTGGCGGTAGTGCGATTATACCCGCTCGCGAGCAGACGCTTCACTTTCGCTATAACGAAAAAACGGGAGAAATCGGGCACCGCTTTGTCAAAGCCGGTAAGGATAATTTTGCTCAGGATGTGGTTATTCCTGAGCACACGGTCACCATTCCACCCCGTCCTTTCTTCCGTAAGATGATCGAGCATAAAAGCCCCGAATGGGGCGAAAAAATGGCGACGCTTTTACGGGCGAATGATTTTGATACCGCGACCGCGCTGGTGTACATGGGGGAGCATATCAAAGGGCAGTTGCAGATGTTTATTCGCGACTGGAAAAGGCCGCCCAACGCCGCATCCACTGTCCGGCAAAAGGGCTTTAACAACCCGCTTATTGAAACCGGTCATATGGTGAACAGTGTCGATTATTCTGTTGACGGGGGCAAAAAATGAACCTCCACGGTATTGTTTCCGGCGCGGTACGCCGGGTAAATCCTTATACGGACGCGCTGGTTTATCGCTCGCGCGGGAGTACACAGCAGGCGGACTATTCCCGCGTGCCTGAGTATGATGATCCGGTTCCCGTCAGGGTACAAAAACAGGCCGTCACCCAGGCGGATTTACGTCATCTCGACAATCTGAACCAGCAGGGTGTTTTCGCCACACTGTATACCGACGGTAACTGGTGCGGGCTTAACCGTACCCGGCAACAGGGTGGCGATAAATTTGTCATTGGCGATGAAACGTGGCTGGTGGTTGAGGTACCGGAAATCTGGCCGGACTGGACGAGGGTTATTGTATGTCTTCAGGTGTGACCCTCTCCGTTACGGAAAGCGATCTTTATCAGGCCCTCGGTGATTATCTCCGGGGGCTTTTTTCTGATGCCGGGATTGAACGAACACAGCAGAACCGGGTCCCGATGCCTCAGGGGGACTTCATCACCATGACAGGTATTGATGTTACCGGATTATCCACTGCGGTAGTGACATACTCTGCGCCGGAACAGGCCGGTGAAGGCTCTCAGCATATCACCCGTACCACAAAATGGCGTTGCCAGCTTGATTTCTACGGGCCTCATGCGGCGGATAACGCGCAGGCGCTGGCAACGCTTTTCCGGTCTGAATTTTCCGTGCAGCTTTTCCGGCAGACAGGTGGGCTGATTTCCCCCGCTGTATTGCTCAGATCCCCCTTAATACCACGTTCGTCAACGGCCAGCAGCAGTATGAACCGCGCCGGACGCTTGATATTCAGATGCAGATTAACCCTGTGGTCACAACACCCCTGATGTTTTTTGACAACGTGATCACCCGGACAACGGAGGCTGATAATGCCAATCCCACTCAGTAAAGATGTACAGATAAATCCCGGTGTGCTGGCTGTGGCGGGTAATGCCGTCGATCTTAATGGCCTGTTGCTGACCGGAAATCCACTACTCCCGGTCGGCGGTGTGGTTCCGTTTTCCTCCCCGGATGATGTGGCCGCGTATTTTGGTGCATTATCCGATGAGTACGCACGCGCGCAGCTTTATTTTCAGGGCTTCAAAAATGCCACTAAAACGCCGGGACAATTGTTGTTTTCCCGTTTCAATCTTGCCGCATCGGCGGCCTGGTTACGTAGTGGTTCGTTTAAGGGCGTGACTATTGAACAGCTACAAAAACTTTCCGGTACGCTGACGCTGAGTATTAACGGGAAAAGCGCCAGCGCTGAGGTGAATTTTAACGGTGTCACCAGCTTCGCTGCTGCTGCAACGGCACTACAGACAGCGCTGACCGCGGCGGTGGCAACAGTGGTATTCGATACCACACAGAATGCTTTCGTCATTACTGCCGCCGGGGCGAAACCGGAGAGCACCACGATAACGTTCGGCAGTGGATCGGCTGCGGAACCCCTGAAGATGACCAGTAATACGGGCGCGGTGATATCCCAGGGCGCGCCTGTATCTGATGTACCTGACACGATGGCAGCCATTAAGGACGCTTCCCAGCAATGGGCGGGATTTTCCACAGTATCTGAAGTCACTGACGAGCAACACCTGGCGTTTTCTGCCTGGGCAAACGGGCAGGGCAAGCGTTACTTTTATGTGGCATGGACAACCAGTGGTAAGGCCAAAGTAAAAGGGGATACCAGTCATATCGCATACCAGATAATCACCGTCAATAACTACAGTGCTGTTGTACCGGTTTTCGCGTCTGATGGTAACCGGGCGGCTGCGGTACTGGGGTATGCGGCGTGCCTTGATTTTGTCCGACCAGAGGGACGCGTGCCGTTCAAGTTCCGCGAGTATGAAGGGCTGGCCGCTGATGTTACCAGTGGCAGCGATTACGATGCACTGATAGCCGCAGGTTACAACTTCTATGGGAAATATGCGGAAAACAGTGTGGTGGAAGATTACTGGGCGGATGGCACCATTACCGGCGATTTTAAATGGCTGGACAGCTTCTGCGGGCAAATCTGGCTGAATGCCAATTTGCAGGGATCTGTGATCTCGTTATTCAAGTCAAACCAGACTATCCCCTACAACAATGAAGGGCGGGCGCTGGTTGCGGCATCAATGAGTGACGTTATCCAGCAGTACAAACGCTGGGGCGGTATCCGTGAGGGGGTGACACTGACGGAGGCGCAGAAGAAGCAGATCAACAATGTTGTGGGGGAGGATGTTTCTTCAACGTTGTTTGCCACCGGCTACTACCTGTATATCGGCGATATGCTGCCTTCTCTGCGGGCAACACGTAGCAGCCCGTCCTGTACGCTCTGGTACTGTGACGGCGGCAGTATCCAGAAACTTGTTATTGCATCCACGGAGGTCCAGTAAATGTCAGGTAATAACAACACCATCACTGCGGCGGATGCCATTATCACGCTGACAGTGAATAACCTGTATCCCTCCGGCGTACAACTTCAGGGATTTGCAGCAGATAACGTTTATGGCACCGATCCGCTGGTACTGGCGGAAACCGTCCGCGGTATTGACGGTAAACTGTCTGCGGGATTTGTGTACAGCAACATTATCCAGACGTTTCACATCATGCCGGACTCACCCAGCCGGGATATTTTTGATACCTGGTCAACCACATCCAGGACCAGCAGGGCTGTCTTCCGTTGTAATGCTGTCGTGCTGCTTCCGGCGATAGGCCGTAAATATACCTGCGTAAATGGCGTACTCAAACAATGGAAAGCGCTGCCTGACGCGGCGCGTACATTGCAGCCAGGACAGGCGGTTATCGAGTGGGAAACTATCACTCCGGAGGTTTTTAACTGATGGCCCGTAAAGAGAAATTTATCACTATTGATGGTCAGGGGCGGGATAACGGCAAGGTATTTCACCTTACCGAAATGTCTGCCTCGCATGCGGAATGGTGGGCGATGCGCGCCATTATGGCGATGGGGCGTGGCGGCGTGGAGTTACCGGATGATGTTCGCAGTATGGGGATGGCTGCGCTGGCGCTGGAAGGGCTGAAAGCGTTGTCAAAAATCCCGCCGGAAGAAGCCCGTCCACTGCTGGATGAAATGATGGAATGTATACAGTTTGTTCCCGATCCGAAAAATCGTGGTATACGGCGACCTCTTATTGAAGACGATATAGAGGAAATCACCACCAGGCTTAATTTACGTGCGGAGGTATTCAGACTGCATGTGGATTTTTTCAGTCCCGCCGCCAGCTAGATATTCCCCCGCGTTATCTCGGCCCCGACAGACCGTTCGGGGTGGTGGATTACGTTAACGTTCCCCGCACCATTGCGACCGTTATCTCCTCCGGTAAGGCTTCAAAAGTCGAACTGGATTCCGTACTTGGTGTGCAGGACTTATGGGATCTGCTTGAGATTATTCAGGTGGACGCCCATAACGAACGTGTGATGCAGGAGACACAGAATGGCAGCGGTACTTGATGAGCTGGTTCTGGCACTGGATATAGAAAGTAAGGACTTTACCGCCGGGGAACAGGCTGCGCACGCTGCACTGGACCGACTGACCGCCGCAATGGAGCGGGTGGCGGATGTTTTCGAACTGGGGCAAAAACAGGCCAGTAATGCCCTGGCGAAAACAGGCAGTGATGCGGATAAAGCTGCACGTGAGACGGAAGCCGCCGGTGAGCGCACGGGTAAGGCCCTGAAGAAAACAGGCTCTGACGCTGATAAAACTGCCGCGAGTATGGAACAGGCGGGGAAGCGAACCGGTGATGCCATCGCGAATACCGGCAAAAAGGCCGAAAATACCGCTAAGAGAATGGAGGCAGCAGGTAAACGGGCATCAACGTTTTTTTCCGGCATACGTACTCAGATACTGGCGCTGGCAGGCGTCACCCTGACACTGGGGGGAATTAAAAGCCTGGTCACGGGGTTTGCCGGTGATCTTAACCGGCTGTCAATTTCCTCCGATGCCTTTGGCATGAAAGCGAAACATCTGGACGGCTGGATACGCGCAGGGCAGGCGAATGGCGCTGACGCTGGCGAGATCACCGGGGCGTTTTCCCGGATTACGGATGCAAAAGCCGCATTCAAAGCCGGAAAGTCCTTTGATCCTGTGTTGCAGGATTTGTTTCAGGTTGCAGCCCGTGCGGGTGTCAGTGTTGATTTAAATACCGACAGTACCGAAGTCATCATGCGCAAGCTGGCGTCTGCCTTTCCGCGACTGACAAAGTCAGAACAGACAGCCTACGGTAATGCGCTGGGGTTCAGTTATGCCGGGCAGCAGTTTCTTGGCTCAGGCCATGCTCTTCAGGATGTGGATGACTTTACATCCCGTTCGCAGGTCTCCGACGATAAAATCCGGAAAGCCCGCAAATTGCGGGAAGCCCTTGCAGAACTGGACCAGGTATGGACAACAATTGGTCTGACTATAGGTACGGCACTGATGCCGTATGCCACGGAATTCAGCAAATGGCTGGAGAAACTCGGTGACTGGATGCAGCAACATCCGGAGGAAGTGAACAAGTTTATCACCACATTTCTGAATAAAGTTGAGTCCGTGGCCTCCTGGGTGAATAAGGCTGCCGGAGAAATGGGGGGCTGGCAGAATGTCATTATTACGCTGATCGGGCTGAAAGTGGCGTCATGGGTACTGGGGCTGACTAAGGCCCTCAACGGTCCCGGCGGCCTTCTTTTTGCGATAACGGCGCTTTACCCGGTTGTTGACGGGTTAATGACATCCATCGTTGGCAGGAAGAATAAGGACTGGCTGGATTCGCATGGTTTTTTCTGGGCTTCAGACGGGACTTTCTTTTTCAATAAGAAAGAGATGGAGGAATACCAGGCAAAACTGGATGCCGGAGAAAAGCCTGGCAACATCACCCATGCACAATCACCTACAGTATGGCAGCAGGGAATGCTGGATACTCAGGCTTCTCTGGCAACCGGGAGGGGAGCAGCCTCCGGGGCATCCTGGCTACAGGGTATGCGTGCGACGCAGGAAAAACTCGGTAATGCCATGCAAAACCGCCCGCGTCCGACGAAGGCCGGGGAGGCTCTGTTAGGCTGGCTGCAACCGAAACTGTCCCAACTGGAGGCAAAATATAACCTGCCGACCGGACTGCTGCGCAGTGTTGCGATCACCGAATCCGGTGGTAATCAGTTTGCCGTCTCACGCGCTGGTGCGATGGGACTGTTTCAGTTCATGCCGCAGACGGCTAAGGAATTTGGTCTGAGGGGAAACGATGCCTTTGATCCTGCAAAATCCGCTGATGCCGCCGCGAGAAAACTTGGTGGCCTGCTGCGGTTTTTTCATGGCGATCTGGCTAAGGCTCTGGCGGCATACAACTGGGGTGAGGGAAATGTTCAGCGTAAGGGGTTGGCTGCTGCTCCGGAGGAGACCCGTAACTATATTCCCCGCGTTCTGGCGAATCTGCCCCATCCTGGGGCGGCAATGGCCGTACAGTCGCGTCATCCGGCGCCTGTATCGCAGTCCACCGTAACGGAAACCACGCATATCGGGACGCTGAATGTCACTACAACCTCGGACAATGTGAAGGGCATTACCGATGATGCGCGTAGGCGTATCAGGAATTCGGCGCTTGTTTCAGTTTATTCCAGCGGGGTAACAGGATGAGTTTCTCTTTCGATAATCTTTCCCTGAATAACTTTTCGCTCAATGAAAGTAACGTACTGAGTGCCGTTCGTGGCGGCGGTGTCCTGGGACTCATTAACAGTGTACTGGCACCGTCATTCGGTATTTATTACGCATGGAATGATCCGGCTGGTGTTCACCTGAAGGGCGGGAAGCCTTTCTCCCCGGATTCTTTTGTTGTCGTTGAGGTGAGGGCGGAGGCTTCTGTTTCCACCGCCCCCGTCGAACAGGGAGCCTATACCACCTTTAATAAAATCCAGAGACCGCCGGAACTGCATGTGACTTTCACTGTAGAGGGGTGGACGGCGTTTTCCGGGGCCGTCCCGAACCTGACAAATTTTTCCACCACCTCGCGATCGAATGTGCTGGAAACGCTTGAAATGATGCGTACCACGGCAGGACTTTACGATATTGAGACGCCGGACAAGACATGGACATCCTACGACCTGGTGAAATACGACTACCGAACGCGAAGTAATAATGGTCCGACATTACTGACGGTCAGCGCAGTATTCCAGGCAGTAATGAATACAGGAGAGGTGTCAGTGGGAAGTACGGATAACCAGTCTCCCACCGACAACGATAAAGCAAAAGGTGCAGCATCGGTTAAAACGCAGCCAGTTACGGCGTCGGTAACACAACCGTCAGACGCTGACAGACGAAGCGTCACGAACAGGGGGATCACCTGATGCTGGAAATTGTTTTATCTCCCGTCAAAGCCCAGCAGTTTACGGTGACACTGGGTGCTCAGGTCTGCACCATTCGCCTGAATCAGCGTACTACGGGGATGTATATCGATATTACCGTTAACGGTGAACCGTGCCTGTATGGCGTGTTGTGCCTGAACAATAACCGGATTGTCCGGTACGGATACCTGCCGTTTCAGGGCGATCTGTTTTTTTCCGACACGGAGGGGAACCACGATCCCGACTGGCGGGGGCTTGGTTCACGGTACCGGCTCTACTGGCTGTCGCCTGAGGAGCTGACATGAGCTATGTACAGCGTGACATTACCGTGGAGTTCACCCTGTCAGACGGGCGGACGTTCGACAATGGTAAGGGCAATATTCTGACTGTTTCAGGAGCTAAATGTTTTGCCACTGTCACGGTATATGGCGGAACTGCCGGAACGCAGATAACCCTGTATATCTGGGGGCTGTCTCCGGCGCATATGGCCGACCTGAGTTATCGGGGCGTGTGGCGACCCGCTCAAAGTACGGCCAATGAAATGCGGGTACGGGCTGGTGGTCGGCTTATTTTCGAGGGAGATATTACCGATGCGTATGCGGACTACAACCAGGCGCCGGATATACCCCTTATTCTGACCGGGCAGGTTAGTTTCAACCTGCGTAATCAGACAGCGGCCGATTTCAGCGCGAAAGGTGATGTGCCTGTTGCAGATATCATCCGTGCTCTGGCGTCATCTGCCGGGCTGAAATTTGAAAATCAGGGCGTCAGTCGCAGCCTGTCGAATCCACACTTTTCCGGAAACCTTGTACAACAAATGCTGGATGCTGCTTCAGCCGCCGATATTAACATCGATCTGGGGGACGCGGAGAAAGTCACCATCTGGCCGAAGGACAAAGCCCTGGATATTCCGGCTGTGCATATTTCGCCGGACCACGGGCTTATTGGATATCCGGTCTATACCATGACCGGCCTCAGCGCCACCACGACATTCTGCCCCGATCTTTTCATCGGTCGGCGGGTCCATCTGGAATCGTCACTACCTAACGTGACAGGCGATTACCAGTTAACCGGAGTGATACACACCATTACCTCGCGAACCGTGGGCGGTCCGTGGAGCTCCAACTGTACCATGACAAGGCTTAACGATAATGGCACAACCACTCAGTAATCCGACGGACGTAAACAGTGAAATCAATGCGCAGGACTTTATGCTGCGGCAGTTTCTCGGGAAACACGTATTTATCACTCTGGGGCAGGTAGTGGCGGTGGAGGGGGAGTTTATTGATGTCCGACCGATGGTAATGGGCGTTGCAGCAGACGGTTCCCCGGTTGAGCATGAGGTGATTTATAACCTTCCTGTATGGCGGCTACAGGGGGGCAGCAATGCGGTGATTATGCCGCCACATGTGGGCGATATTGGTTTCCTCGGCATCTGCGACCGGGATATCAGTGCGGTAAAAGCCACGCGTCAGGCCGCGATGCCGGGATCAAAACGCACTCATAACTACGCCGATGCCATCTGGCTTGGTGGTGTGCTTAACGGTGCGCCCGTACAGTTCGTGGAATTTGCTGACAACCAGATACGGGTTATTTCCCCCTGGAAAGTGGAGATTTCTGCGCCGGAAGGCATCGTGAACGCCTCGAAAAGTTTCACTGTTAACTCTCCAAAAATCGCGCTTAACGGGGATGCTGCCGTCAGCCAGGGGCTTAATGTTACCGGACAGTCTGAACTTTCCGGTGGCGCGCAGATTGGCGGTATTGATTTTGGATACCATGTTCACAGTGGTGTTAAGTCCGGCGGTTCGACCACGCAGGGACCGCAGTAAACAGGAGAAAATATGCAGTCACGATCGCTTCTTCTCGACACCGGGACATGGGACATTCTGCTGGATGATACCGGTAATCTTGCCATTATTGATAATCCCCATGCGGTAGCCCAGGATGTGGCGTGTGCGTGCAGTACCTTTCTGGGGGAGTGCTGGTACGACTCAACGTCAGGCATACCCTACTGGTCACGCATCCTCGGACACTGGCCCGGCACGCAACTGGTGAATGCCACCCTGCAACAGGAAGCACTTAAACTGCCGACCGTGAGCGCCGCAATTTGCCAGGTCATTGTTGATAAAGCCCGAACAGTAACGGGAGTGCTGCGTATTACAGATACCAATAACGACATTTTTACGGTACTGCTATGAGTGAAAATAAATCTTTTTCTACCGCAGTACCCGCTGTACGTATTACGGACAGCGGGCTGAACGTGCCGGATGAAGCGGATATTCTGAGCGGCAGGCTCAACGATTTTTCTGGTGCGCTGGGCGGCGCAATGAGTACCAGTCTGAGCAGTCCGCAGGGGCAGCTTGCATCAAGCGAAAGTGCCATTATCGCGGATAAAAACGATCAGTTGCTGTATATCGTTAACCAGGTAAACCCTGACTTCTCCAGTGGACGCTTTCAGGATGCAATAGGAAAGATTTATTTCCTGGAACGACGCGGGGCTACAGGTACGACAGTAACGGCAACCTGTACCGGGCTGGTTGGTACGCTGATTCCGGCGGGCAGTATGGCGCAGGATGAGGCCGGCTATAAGTACGTCAGTCTGTCAGACGCCACAATCGGCGCATCAGGGCAGGTTGATGTGGTATTCCTGAATTTGTCCACCGGGCCTGTCGGCTGTCCGGCGGGAACTCTGAATAAAATTTATAAGGCAATACCCGGCTGGTCAGGTGTCACTAACGCCAGTGCAGGTGTACCGGGCAGCGACGAGGAAACCCGCGCGGACTTTGAAAATCGTCGGCGTAATTCAGTTGCCCGTAATGCCCGTAATATTCTGGAAGCCATCCGGGGTGAAATACTCTCTACGGTAGAAAACGTGGTGGATGTTTACGTCACCCATAATCCGAAAAAAACGGAACAAAAAGCCGGGGTCAGTCAGTATCCGTTAACATCCGGTTCGTTTTATGTTGGCGTGTACGGCGGCAGTCCGGCAGATATCGCGGCGGCCATCTGGCGTAAGGCTCCGCCGGGTATTGATATGAACGGCGACACAACGTTCACCGTTGCGGATAAGGAGTACGATCCGCCGTATCCTGAATACGTGATCACCTGGCAGACACTCAAACCCGTCAGTCTGCATGTCAGTGTGACGCTGAAAAAAAGTGACTATCTGCCCTCAGATATTACCCAACAGGTACAGCAATCTGTGTTGTCCGCGTTTAACGGTACAGATGGTGGTCTGCGGGCAAGGGTAGCCTCTGTTGTCTCCGCAGGGCGCTACTATGCAGGCGTTTACAAAACCGATCCGGAAAATATCGATATTCTGGGCCTTACTGTGAGTCGTGACGGCTCGTCATGGACAACTGCTGTCACTTTCGGGATAGATGAGATTCCGGTTCTGGATGTGTCGAATATCGGTGTGAAACTACAGGAGGCGTAACGTGCAGAATGTGGCTGCAACCGTGCTTGCACAGTATGCCGCCAGCCCCCGACTCAATGCCCTCATTAACAGCTTTAACGCAGCGCTTTCCCCCGACAGTTTTATCAATGATTTTTATGACCTTATCTGGAACATCGATACTGCAGAAAAGTACGGTCTTGATGTCTGGGGAAAGATTGTGGGCGTCAGTCGCCGGCTGACGGTAAAGGACGATTTTAATTACCTGGGTTTCAGCGAGGCCCGGATGGACAACCCGGTAATGGATGACCCGCGTCCGTTTAATCAGGCACCGTTTTACAGCGGAAAAGCGGTTACCCGGACCGTTGACCTGTCTGATGAGATATACCGGCGGCTGATACTGATGAAAGCCATGTCGAATATTACTGACTGCTCTGTGCCGGATATTAACCGGATGCTGCGGTTTATGTTCGGAAAAAACCGCCGGGCTTATGTTCTGAATAATGGTGGACTGAGGATGAGTTACATCTTTGAGTTTGCTCTCTCGTCGGCAGAACTGGCGATTATCCAGTCGTCGGGAGCACTGCCGTCCCCGCCGGGTGTTTATGTCTCAGTGGTTTTAAAGGAGACCAGTAATGAAGCTTAACGATAAACCCCGTCAACTGGCAGTACCCTTTGCGAGTACCGGGGATAAAAATAATATCCCGGACAAGGCGACGCAGCAGACCAAAGAGAGCGGTAACGCGGCGTATGATTCGGGTTTTCCTCCGGTGACCATGACCCCGATTTCAGCGGGCGGTATACCGCCACACGGCAAGGATTTTAACGGTCTGATGCACGATATTACCGCAGCAATACGGTACGTCCAGGCTGGTGGTTTGTACACGTATAATGCCGATTTCGCCGGGGCCATTGGTGGATATGCAAAAGATGCCATTCTCGCCGGAGTCTCAACAACAGCGGTCTGGCTGAATACCATTGACGATAACCTGACCGATCCGGAAGGTGCCGACAGCGCAGGCTGGGTAAACCTGCTGGCAGATCCCCTGAAGCTGTTTCTGTGGCAGAAAAACAATCTGTCAGACCTTCAGAATAAAGGAACGGCACGGGATAATCTTCAGGTCTACAGCCAGGAGCAGACGGATCTTAAATACCTCGCCAAAGACCAGAACGGTAGCGATATTCCGGAAAAGCCGCTGTTTGTACAAAATATCGGAGCGCTCCCTGCATCAGGTACGGCTGTTGCAGCGAAAAGACTGGCATCACGCGGCGCGCTTCCGGCACTGACTGGTACGACAAGAGGCAGCGATAGTGGCCTGATAATGGGCGAGGTTTACAACAATGGCTATCCAACGCAATACGGGAATATTTTGCGTCTGACCGGAACCGGTGATGGAGAGATATTAATCGGATGGAGTGGGGTTAATGGTGCTCCTGCGCCCGCATATATTCGCAGCCATCGAGATACCGCCGACGCTGAGTGGTCAGAATGGGCGATGTTCTACACCTCACTAAATCCGCCACCGGATTCGTATCCAGTAGGGGCGGCGATTGCATGGCCGTCTGATGTGCTCCCGGATGGTGGTTATGCTTTTATGTATGGGCAGTCCTTCGATAAATCTGCTTACCCGTTACTGGCTATAGCGTATCCGTCCGGCGTTATCCCTGACATGAGAGGCTGGACAATAAAGGGTAAGCCCATCAGTGGACGTGCCGTATTGTCGCAAGAAATGGACGGCAATAAATCGCACTCGCACACCGCGCGGGCGCAGGATACTGACTTAGGGACAAAATCTACCTCATCCTTTGATTACGGCACGAAATCGACCAATACCACGGGCAATCATACTCACCAGTTCGGCGGTTATATCAATTCATACTGGGGAGATTCCAATCACACCTCATTTCAGCCTGGAGGTGGTGCATGGACACAGGCCGCTGGCGACCATGCACATACAGTTTATATCGGAGGACATGAGCACACCATGTATATCGGTCCACACGGACACGTCGTTATTGTGGACGCAGACGGTAATGCGGAAACCACGGTTAAAAATATTGCATTTAACTACATAGTGAGGCTGGCATAATGACTTTTAAAATGAGCGAACAGGCGCAGACAATTAAAATTTTTAATCTTCGTTCAGATACAAACGAATTTATTGGCGCAGGTGACGCATATATCCCGCCGCACACTGGAGTACCGGCAAACTGTACTGATATCGCCCCTCCTGATATTCCCTCCAGTCATATTGCTGTATTTGACGCTGAAACCCAAACATGGAGTCTGCAGGAGGATCACCGCGGCGAGACGGTTTACGACACAACAACCGGCAATCAGGTTTATATCTCCGAACTCGGCCCGTTGCCCGAAAACGTCACATCAGTTTCACCAGACGGTGAATACCAGAAATGGGATGGTAAGGCGTGGGTGAAGGATGAAGCGGCTGAAAAAACAGCGCAGCTTCGTCAGGCGGAAGAAACCAAAAGCAGGCTCCTGCAAAGGGCATCTGAAAAAATCGCGCCGTTACAGGATGCTGTTGATCTTGATATCGCAACAGATGATGAGAAAGCGCAGCTCGACGAATGGAAAAAATACAGAGTGTTGGTAAACCGGGTGGACACCACAAGTCCTGACTGGCCTGATGTGCCTGTAAGCCAGTAAAGTAATGTTGATAAAATGTGGAGTTATTATCACTTATCAGTGGCTGTCTGTTTGTGTTTCCAGCACGAATAATTTCCAGAACCTGCATTTCTCCGGGCGCAATACGAACGGTGTGCTGGTTATTCGCCAGGATATACTGCATTCCGTCACCGTTCTGTTTAATTCCAATATCGTTATCACAGCATTAAATATTAATATTTTATGCTGTGATTATTCATTGTGAATGTAAATAATTTTAAAACAACATGAATAAAATTTTATAGTTAATGGTATTTGCTCTATTTTTATATCATAAATTATGTAATTGTTCAGTCAATAAATAAAATTTACATGCTAAGAGTTTACATCTCTAATGGCAAATTTTTAGAGAGTTTAAATGGCAGATGGTTTGTGTAAGTCAAGTCCGCATAAAATAAGTTGATTTATAATGTTGATTTAGGCTCGCTTTGTGTTGTTTTTGTTTTTATCACTTGTTTCGGTTGTGTTAATAGACATACTGAAATGAAAGAAACACAATGTAAATGAACAGGCAATAAACTAACTCTTTCAGGCAGATTTTTCTGACCAACAGAAGATTTATGTTTCTGCGTTGGACAGATGCTACTGGTGTTCATGAACACCATAATTAACAAGAGTAATCTTAAGGAGTGGTTATGAAAAAAGAAGCATTAGTACTTATCTTATCTGCAGGTATTTTTGCCATAAATACTGCACAGGCAGATACCAACTCACTTACTGCTGGGTACTCACAAGGTAAAATGAACGCTGGTGGGAATATCCGTGGAGTGAATGTTAAGTATCATTATCAGGGGGATTTTCCTGTAGGGGTTATAACCTCTTTAACTTACATGTATGACAATGGCAGGTCTTCTGGAACTGATGAGGATACCGGAGAAATCTACCATGATAAGTCGAATGTAAAATATGGCTCGTTAATGGTTGGCCCGACTTATCAAGTGACTGATTCTTTTTCTTTATATGCACTGGTAGGGGCTGCAATGCTTAAAGCAAGAGATAAGGAAAACGGTACTTGGGAGGATGGTAGTCCATACACGGTCTCAACGTCAGCCAATGAAAAAGCGCTGGCATGGGGAGCAGGTGTACAAATGAATCCCACAAAGAATTTTGTTATTGATGTGGGATATGAGGGAAGCCGTGAGCTCTTGACACAAATTAATGGATTTAATATCGGTGTTGGATATCGTTTCTGAACCTCATAACTTATGCGGAAGATGTACCTTCCGCATAGATTCATTATAGGGTAACTTTTTTCAGGACATAATAAGCGGAGCTGATGATGAGAAAGCGCAGCTTGATGAGTGGAAAAAGTATTGTGCTTGAGTAAATTGTGTGAAGCCATCTAACTAAACCTGACTGACCGGAACAGCCAGGATTTTATCATTTATCAAGAAAAACTAGGCCTTATTTATAGCAAATATGATGAAGACCTATTTATCAGAGCTGACTATGTTTATCGATTAGTCTATTAAACTTGGAGTCAATAACCTCTGCAAATTTTAAACCAGTCTGAAGGCATGGGTACTCCGCCAGGCCAAATATCACACCACTTAGGTGGCGCTGGTTTAATTGTTTGTGCTTTTTCCACCTCTTGAGATTCTGTCGCTATTGCAAGAGCAGAATATAGTGAAACTGATAATGCCAAAATCAGTACTAAAAATATGCTCTTAACGTATCTCATAATATCACCTGTTAGGTAGTGACACATCGTCCTTACCGTTATAGTAATCCTTTATTACAGATAATAGACCTTATTCATTACCTCATGGGAAGTAAATGAAAACTATTTAGAAAGTATTTACTTTAAATAAAAATGATAATTGGTATTATATTTTCTATTGAGAATAACTCATATGAAAGTGAGTTTATGTACTCATAATAACATTATCAATGTAGGATTAACATTGAGCACAAATGTAGCCAGAACTTAACAATGTGAATTTCAAAATCGTTTTCTCTCTGTTTATCAACCGAAATTCGAGTTATAAAGAACATAGAACATTCTAAAAACAGGAGCGGCAGGATCTCAGTCCGGTATCCTATCTTTTTAAAAAACGGAATCATCTTCTACATCATCAGGTCTGTTGGTTATATCTTCACGCTTAAAGTGAACATGATCATGGCAGAAATGAGAAGGACTATGCGTACAACAGCGTTCATAAGGATATTTCTGACATTAACCGGGTGAAAAAGACGGGGCCGATTTCTGAGCCTCAATAGGGATTTGATATGCTAGACACTTTGAGGTGTTCTTTGTTCGTATCTATTGCGTATGCAGTGAATGTCAACAAAAAAGAGGGGGCCGTTCTCAAAGCCCCCAGCATAACGTTAGTCGTCTGAGTCATTGTTATATGGCAGCGAAATCTCGCCTTTAAATTAAAGCCGATTTTTATGTCACAAATAGTAGGGTTTTTGCGTTAACTCAGATCACAGATTAGCGCATTAACGAAAAACATGAAGAACAGTTGCGTGGTATCAAGTGAACCTACAGGAATCCCATAACTGATTAAAAACGGAAATCACCAGATGCTACGAAGATGTTATGGCGTATGTGGAAAGCGGTAGTCAACAGTAAGTGGAAAACTTGCCCGAAATCTGTCCGAATTAAAACGGAAAAAGTGATAACTTATTGAATAAATTAGAACGTAACATAACGTATTTCAGGTGCTAAAAGAATGGCATTTTGGTCTAACTTTATGAATTTAAAATGGAATTTTTATTTTTGGCGAGAACAGGAATCGTATTCGGTCTCTTTTTATTTAGATTAAAAATCAATGGGTTATGTGTTTCCCCTCGAAATTCCTCGAAATTTCCTCGAATTTCTGTATTCCGGTCTTTTTGGTTATATCACATCCAAATCCAGTTTAACATTTCTTTTACAGCAAAATCAGAGCATCACGTAAGCTTTATTATCGCGTTCATCGAGATAGAGTTTCGTGGTGTTCTCTGAGGTGTGGCCCAGTAGTTTTTGAGCGAATTCCTCGCCGAGTTCGTCTTTGTATAGCCGCCCGGGCAGGCTACGGATCTCGTGAAATGTCGGTGGGTTATCACTAAATTTAGCGCCTGAAATTTTTCTGGCTTTTACAAATTTCTTTGTCAGCCCATCCGAGTGAATATTCCCGGTCGGGCTATTTTTCCTGATTCCTGCACTGATCATGAAATCGGTTTTGCTTACCAGCCGGCAGCGATCGATAACCGTTCCCGGACGTAACCCTGGCGCCTGAAGTGTCAGGGAGAGGGGAATGGCTATTTTCATTCCGGTTTTAATCTGAGTTACGTATAAGCGGTTGTCAAAAACATCACTAAATTTCATATTTACGATATCCTCCCTACGTTGACCAGTAACCAGCGCGAGATCCATCGCAAGAGGAAACCACACAGGCAGATGTTCTGCCGCCGTCCTCGTGGCGTTATATGTTTCCAGTTGCAGGCGTTCCCTGGCAACCTTAATTTCAGGTGCTCGGGTTGGCTCAACCGGATTCGTTGTTATTCTTCCTTCCACAATTGCCTCACGAAAATCATTCATCGGTAACCGTAAACCGGATGAGTTGCTAAATGCTGTGGAGCGGTATTTCAGGGAGAAGGCCATCACAGCCAGTGTTAACGACCAGACCACAGGGATTATCACCGGTACCGGGGATGATCCGGAACTGAGTTCGTTGTATCTGGACTGTTCACTGTTACCGCAGACACAAAATATCCAGGAGCATTACCGTATCGTCGCGCAGGTCTGGAGTGCCGGTGAAGGCAGTAATGTTTCAGTAATGGTGACAGGCACTGCCGGACTGGATATTGCCGACGGTAGCGCCACATACCGGATTACCGTCAAACTGTACCGATATTGCCCCTCCTGATATTCCGGCCAGTCATATTGCTGTATTTGACCCTGAAACCGAAACGTGGAGTCTGAACGAAGACCATCACGGCGAAACAGTGTACGACACGCAAACCAGCAACCCGATTTATATTTCAAAACCCGGCCCGTTACCGGAGAACACCACCACACAGGCCCCCACATCACCAATAGATAAATTTGAAAACGGTCAGTGGGTGGCTGACCTTGCGACCGCACTCGGTCAGAAATACGCTGAGATTAATGCGTGGCGTAATGCGCAGGAAAACGGTAACTATCCGTTCACACTGAATGATCACCACTGGGACTGCGGTAAAGCGTCGCAGGACCGACTGTCGCCAGTAACGGCGGTGGCAAACAGGGAACGCTACCACCAGGATTCTTCTGGACGGATGCAGATAACATCGATGTGCCAATGAGCGCAGACGAACTGATTAAACTCGAAGCCGCTATGCAACAAAACATGGTACTGGTGGGTTTTAAAATCCACGAACGCCAGCGGCAGATGAAGGACGAAGTGAACAGTCTCACCAACGCACAGGCTGTACTGGGTTACGTGTTGGCTGGCCGGAAAACCGTTAAGGAATGTATTATGAGCTGCTTCACAACCCCGGCCATTCTTGAAATGCCTGGCCACTACCTTTGGCGTGTACATGAATCTTTTGAATTTTACCTCAGCGACGACAACAGCGACGTAATCAGCGTACCAGCCGGATTTGTAACTGATCTCGCCACCGTGCCATGCATCTTCTGGTCAGTCATGCCGCCAGACGGCAAATACGCTAAAGCGGCAATAATCCACGACTACCTTTACGACAATGCGCTGCGCACGAAAAAAGAAGCCAATTTGATATTCCTGGACGGAATGACCGTGCCTGGCGCGCCGAAGTGGAAACGGATTGAGATGTATCTGGCGGTCAGGTGATTTGGCAGGGGAATGTATGGGAAAGAACGTAAATACTGTGAATGATTTGCCACAGATGACGAGATTAAACGGCTGGAAGCATGGGAACTCTACAGCGTAATGGTAAACAGGGTGGATACATCTGCCTCTCCTGGCCGGATAAACCAGCCAGTCTGTAGTCGTTACTGTGGTACTTTAATTATCCATGTATCACAAATTACTTGTTTACACGGTAATTAATCACCCAGGTTAATAAAAGGTTGTTTCGTTTACCAGCATATTTTACCCACTGGTAGTTCTGGGATTGATATACCTGCCGGCCAGATTTTACACCACGGAAAGGAAATGCCCGGGAATCCTTTATTACCGCTTTCAGTGGCCATTGCAGATGAAGAAAATGTTATGGCTGATATAGCAAAAACCAGCGCTAACAATACACTGTTAAATTTATTCATAATATTATCCACATAGTTGAGAGTTATGCTGCCTTCTTAACTTTTACCGCAATCCTTTTACCAGGATAAAGCAGAGGCGAAAATTTTTCTTGTCTGTCTACTGATTGTTAAGCAAGTATTTACTTTGAAATGGAATAATAAGTGTAGTAATTTCATTCTCTACAGAAAATTTACTTGTATCTGAATGAACTCGTGTAGATACCAGAACCAAATTAACGCCTAAAAAACTGCAAGTTAGTAGTATTACTGTGGTAATGCAGACCATCTGATTACTGTGAAGGTGGCCTCATCTGAAACGCCTGTTAAATCCAGCGTTTTAAGCTTCCTGATATAAGCCATCCATTTAGCCTGGCTGGCTTTATCGTCGTCACATCTTTCACCCCGCGCCAGTTCTGTTCGTCAGTCGGCAATGGTGCTTGTCAAAACTTTGTGGCGGCTACTCTGGATTTATCTGCCACTTTCTGGCAAGTATGATTCTGTTTTCATCAGATAACCAGCTATTTACAGCATCAAGAAGATACTGATTATCCTTCGCCATCATATAGACTTTATTACCGGCAGTGTCGGGGAGGATACTCCTGGTTGATACGCAGAAGACGCCTGGCTCTTTGTTCTGGTAATAAGTACCTTCGAGCAAGTCGGTAAACATGACATCAGCGCTGCGTTCACGAATCCTCTGCAGAGTGGCATCATTATCTTTTTCGCGAATAACATCTGCATACCTGATATGCTTGTCAACATAGTCCAGATTTGTACCACCTGGATTAACAACAATCCGCACGCCCTTACGGTCAATATCTTCAAGAGATTTGAAGTCATTAATCCTGTTACATTGCGTCAGCGCTATTTTCCCATTTTTAAGTACCGGAGAAGAAAGTGCGAACTGTTTTCTTCTGCCGGGAGTTTCTGTAATCCCTCCCATTGCAATATCAAATTTGTCTGCTGCCAGGTCAGTTGACAGTGTAGGCCAACTGCCAGGTACAAACAGGATATTCAGGTGCAGAGCTTTGCCCAGTGAATATGCCATATCAATATCAAAACCGATTAATTTATTTTGTTTGTTGTGAAATGCGAGGGGAGCATAGTCACCGGGCACCCCCACACGTAACTCTTTGCTTTCTTTAATCTCCTGCCAGGGTTTTGCCATCGCGGAATGAATACCTGAAAGTGACAACAAGATAACAAACATAAAATATACTTTTTTCATTACTCTTACCCTAATGTTTGATCAGTAGACTACAGATGAGATTGTCTTCTCTCCATTGCACCGGCAACCTTTACTGGGCAGGGAATCCAATAATAGTGGTATATTAAACGGGAGATCCTCTCGCCACGATATACTATCCGCTATGAAGACCTGCTTCGGGTTAAGTGACAGCTTCAATTAAATTTTCACCCTGATTTTTCACATTTCTGATGTGATGGATTACCGCAGTCACGTTGTTTGCAAGAGCGTGCCTTGGTAGGCTGCCTGCTGTTTAGTCAGAACTGACTGTAATCGTGTTTATAGGTCGTACAGTTCACTATTGTGATGTAACGTCGTATGTTGATCAGCAGATCGTATGCTGACGATTTCAAAAGTACATAATTAAGTACATTTTTATATGTCACTTTTGTTTAATTCTATTTAATTCAGTTGGTTGAGTTTTTGTTTTCGTAATCGTTATTAAATAATAATCACAGGAACAATGGGCGCAGCCGGGCGCCTCATTAGGGCCGGAGTACCGTGACAGCAGGTAGCGATTATTTATGATGTTGGCGTTTCGACGTTGTACAGAAAATTTCCGGCGAGTAACATGCCTTTGATGCCATTCATGGGAAAATAACACTCCTTTAATCAGCCATAAGAGTTAATTATATAAACTTAAATGGATTGGTTAGTTGAATTTCATCAAGATTAACTCTATATAAAATATTTATTGTCTTTGTTATGGCGTCTATATATTCAGCGCTATTCATTATAGCAGTGTATTTATCGTATGCTTCGAAGCAATGATTTTCATTAATATATTTACTGCTATTGTTTTTATAAATTTCATATGACTCTTCCTTTTTGAAAATGCGCGCATCCAGCCAAGGGTCAAGTATATATTCCGATATTCCTTTTGAATCAGTAAAAGTCAAAAAAACGACCACATGATTCCCTCCTGACGCGCTATTATACATAAGTGATGTGCTTATTCTGGCATCAAATACATTATTTTTCGAAAATCCTATTCCGGTTAGTCTTTGTGGTATATATTTTGCAATAATCGCACCTAAAATTAGCGACATATCAGCACAGTTCCCTGTGTTATATTTTATTGAATCAATGGAAGAATATATTAGACTCAGAGATATTGGGTTTTCTGGTCTTTCAGCCATAGCTCTGTCAAAAGAGTTTGCTTTTATAGTTTGCAGAAATTTCTTGTGATGTTCTCTTTGTAAATTAAGAGCGTCGTATTTTTCCTGCGTATCAATTTTAAGCCTGTCAATTTGCATAGCATCATAACTGTCCGATTTCTTTATTATTGTTCTGACAAAAACGGTACATTCTGAAGCAGCATTAATAATACAGGAGGATAAATCAACTGAAGTACTCTGTTGGTTGTTACAGGCGCTCACTCCAGTTGTGTCGAATTTTTCTGTAGCTACATGTCCAACATTTATAATCAATTACATTTCCCTGTATTCAAAATTAAGCGATATTCTTATGTCACGACAACCTAACAGGGACTGACTACAAAGATCTTTAAAGAAACGTTCATTATTGTATCTATTGATGAACTCCCTTCAGATTTAGAGGTTGTGCCCATGGTCGAAAAGCTCCTCTATGCTCATATACTTAACTTATCGGGGACATGGTAGGTTAGGATGTGAAAACACAGGGACAGTTACTGTCACTGCGAAGGCAGCAATAAGGAGGCCTATCCTGTACGAACTGTGGAAAACTATATCTTGTTCACGATCACCTGCATCGTTGACGATGCGCGATCCTGGAGGTTTGACGACTGCCCGGTATGATAGGCATGACCGAGCGCGCCGCCGGGTTCCAGCCCAAGCTGGGAACACTGAACGATGGCGCTGACAAAACTCATGGTGTCACAGTCACCCAGCGCCGGAACTTTTCGGATTTCCGTTGTGGCTACCGCCGGTACGCCGTCAACTTGCAGCGCCGCGCCATCCGGCAGGGCCAACTCCGGCACAACTGATAATGGAAGAATTCAGACGGCGTAAGGCGGCGGGAAGGCTTTAACAGGGGGGGGACTTATGAGCAGAAATTACACACCGGCGCAGAAAGCTGAAATACAGAAGCGCCTGACGGAACTGATACGAACACACGGTCGGATGACGTTTGGAGAGCTGCGGAAGATAACAGGGTTAACCATTTTTACAGCCCGCCACTACCTGGAAAAGGCGGAAAGTTGTGGGGATCTGTATCAGGCCGGGAGAAGCGGTATTTTTCCTTCGGAACAGGCTTTCCTGCTTTGGAAGCAGAAACGTGAAGATGCCAGGATTACCCGCTTTCTGAAAACGCCGGAAGGTGTCGTGAGTTCCTACGACCGGACCAGAAACGTTATCTGTACGGAGTGCCGGAACAGCGTGACGATGCAAAGGGTACTGGCATTTTATCCGGGATATTACCGGGAGGCGAAATCTGCATGA